AATTGAATAAACCCGGCAGCGACTGGTCCTCGCTCACCGGGTTCATATCAAGTCACGCCGCAAATCAGGCAAGCGCATTATAGCACAAAGGTGGCGGATGGAAATGGTAACGAAGGCAAAGACGAAGCGCATTCGTGTACGAAACAAAAAAGACCGCGTGAAAAAGCTGCCTCCGCCTGGCATGGCGGTAAATTTCGAGGATATGACATTTGTTCATAACCGGAGCTGCCTGAGGGCTCAGCCTGAGCGGCGCCCCGCACCTCGTATCGTAAGCTCGTGTCGAGTGCCGAGGTCGCAAGTCAGAGAGCGGCTGATGACGGCAATGAAAACGCTTAGGGCGCTTCCAGACAAAGAGCGTCGGTTCTTTGTCGTCAGATCAACGTCGCCAGAATACGTTCAAGAATACATTGATGCGTACAACGCGATCGAGATGATTATCCCCGAGTACCGGCCTACCCCTGCCGATGTTTCTGATTGCTTGGTAGCTCTTTCATGGATTCGTCACTTGCACAAAAACCAATGGAAAATCCTATGGTTACGGTCGTTTGAGCTTTCTTTTGGGCTCATTGGGAAGTATATTGGGAGAAGTGACGAAACGGCAAGGAAACGGTTTGATGAGGCGGTCACCGACGCGTGGATTGCAGCCAACGGCATTTGAAAAGGCGCTAGTTTCGTCTCCGTGCAGATCATTGGCTGATGCAAGAAAAGCAGTCTGGCTAGTGAATTGGAAAGCGTGGGATCTGCCGTATTGCTCGCTCTACGTCGTCAGCACTGACAGCAAATGGCCATGCAAGATTGGTATAAGCATCGACCCGTACAAGAGGATCGGCGGGATTCAGACCGGCGTTTGGCGGCGCGTTGACGTTCACAAGTGTTTTTACCTGAAAACCGTGAAGCAGGCCCGTGCTTTAGAGCAAAAAATTCACCAGACGCTAACAGATCAAGGGAAGTGGCTACACGGCGAATGGTTTGATCTTCGACCAGAGCAAACGACAGATATAATCGAGTTTGAGGCGATGGTTTTAGGGCTGGAGATCAATAGCGAGATTGAGGACGACGAGATAGCCAACTCCCTCTACAACGACATGTGGGAAGCGACTAGGCATCTGAAGTATCAGATGATCGAGAACAGGGAAGGCTTTGACGAGCACAGGCTATGAAAAAATATAATATCCGGGCTTGGCATTCGTGGCATTTCAGGGTATATGACGTGATAAGCGATTTGGAATTCGCTCTCATCGCAAATAGATAAATCCAGAATTGTCGATGACGGTTCGGTGATTTGGAGAGAGAGAATGAAGAGCCAGCCACAACGACCGCAGCAAAGCTAATATGCTTCCGCGTGGTCTAATGGCACGACTTCAGAATTTGACTCTGACAATCCTCGTTCGATCCGAGGCGCGGAAACCAATCTGGGTGTAGCTCAGCCTGGTTAGAGTACCGCACTTGGAATGCGGGAGTCGGGAGTTCAAGTCTCTCCACCCAGACCAATTTTGGAATGCAACTAAGTCGGATCAGGTGGCGGAAGGGCTACGCGACTGCCTGCAAAGCAGTATAATGCTGGTTCAAATCCAGTCCTGATCTCCATAGAATGCCAATCTGGTGTAGCTGATGCGCACGCCGGTCTGAAGAACCGGAGGACAGGGTTTGATTCCCGGAGAGGCACCAAGTTGGAAGAGCGCTTTGTTAGACGCTAGATGCCAGCACTGCGGGATTAACTTCCGGTTCAAGCCGAGCGTCCAGTTCGGTAAATATTGCTCGAACAGATGTCAAATGGCGAATAAGTGGGAATATCAAAAGCGCCAAATAAAAGAGTCTGGCGCTTGTCTTTACTCGAAGCAGGCGAGGCGCTTTCTTCTGGAAGCGCGAGGCCCCGCATGTGAGATTTGCGGGCTTGAACATTGGACGGGGTCGCCTATCCCGCTGGTATGCGATCATATCGACGGGAATAGTTCGAATTGGCTACTTAGCAATTTGCGCATGATCTGCTGCAATTGTGACGCCCAAACGCCGACTTACAAAGCAAAGAATGTTGGCAATGGGCGCCATTATAGGCGCGAACGTTATGCCAACGGGAAAAGCTATTAGCAAGATGTCGTCGGTTCGACTCCGGCTTCCGGCTCCAGTTTCGAGGGCAGATCGCAAGATCGCCGAAAGGCCGGGTGACCGGCGCCCGCAAGCAGTTGGAGCGCCGCGAAGGTGCGTTCAGGTAACCAACCCTGTGCTCTACACCGAAGCCATGGCCCTGCACAGACGCGGGTGAAACAGCGGCAATCCTATTCACAGCCCGTCGCCACCGCGACGGGTTTTTCGTATACGGAGATCGCCATGCAACTCGACATCACCAAAGAGTGGTTTGAGAAGCGCGCAGCGATGGAGGGTGACAGTGAGATCGGCGCTGGCATCGACCTTCGCTCATATCCGCCTGCCTACGGTGATTGCCGCTGCGCCTGCCACCATTCGCCCATGATGCACATCGTTGCCTGCTGCAGCCCATCAGAGAGCGATTTCGAGTGCATGGACGCTGATATCAGGAAGTATCTCGGCAAGGAGACGACACAGGACATCGTTGACGAGGTGTCACGAAGGTTCGCCGAGCGCATCAAGGATATAATGGCTCCGAAAAAGCCTAAGAATTTACGCGAGCGGATGGCGCGGGGCGCCGCGAACAGCGTCCGCAATCTTCGAGATCGTTGAAACCAAGAGGCAATTGTGATGGCTGAAGCATTTGGCCCAGACGAATTCCTATGCCCACGGCGCGAGGAAAACCCGTTTATCAGGCCTGGCGGTGTCGATAAATGGATGATGCGAGATGGCTATCGCCACTGCTCCTATTGCGGCTCGCTACACCATGAGCATCTTTTCGAGGCGATCGAGGCTGGCGCGAAAGTCACCCCTACCGACAAGAACTACAAGATTTATGTCGATGTCCCTGACCCGAGAGCCGGCGAACTCAAAGTCACTGGCATGACGAATTCGGAGCCGACCTACCGGCAAGACGAATGGGTGAAGGTCACCGAAGAAAACCTGCCGGAATTGATCGCCGATGGCTGGGGCGATAACAATCTCGGCAGTTGGATGATGAAGACACCGCGCGGCTCTACGATCCATGACAAATTCTATTTCCAGCATCTCAGCGGGGCGGAGCAGGACAAGTTCATCGATTTGCTGAACGGCAAGAAGATCAACCTTGCCTATCCCGGCCATTTCTACGTGCTGCCGTATTTTGCTGTTCCGGTGGAAAAGACTGGTTCGGCGGCATGACCCCGCACGAACCCGATTACAACATCACCATGCCGCAGGGCACGGAGCGAGACTATCTGTCTACCAACGAGAACGACATCAACCAATTCTCCTATCTGAAGTGGTGGTTCGCCTTCACCCTCGTCTTCATCGCCGCGATTGTTTTCGTACGATGACCGCCACAGCCTTTCCGCATACCCGCCGTGCCAGACTGGTCTATAACCTGCGCAGCTGGTTGTCATTCTTGCTGCTGTCTTGGGCCATGTCCGTCGCCCCGGAGCGTGAGCGGTTCTCCCTCGCTATGGCCGCAAGGGATCATGCCTACAGGACAATGGGGATGGATGTGAAATGAAAGGCAACCCAGATAGCGGCGACGAAGAGGAGTTCAGCATTGGGCAAGCTCTCCTATGCATTCCGCTCGGCATCGCCATCGCTGGCCTATTTATCCTTTTCGCATCATTCGCTCATGCCGCGGTGCGTCCCGACAAGGAAATGCCATCTGTAAGGCCAGAGGCAGCCAAGGACGCGCAACAGCCAAAGCCTCGATGCGTGAGGCTTCGCACTGCGATCGTCACTGTGCACCTTGCTAATGGCGCAGTGTTGATCGCCCCGATGACCATTGCGGTGCCGTGCTGAATAGACCGGGATGGTTCGGGCCTATAATCGGAAATCCAAAACCACCGACGCAACAACCCAACAACAGGAGCCCATCATGGCAAAGAAAACCAAACCGAAGCCGCGTCCTGGGTGCTGAACAACAATCCCCTGTCGTCTCTCCTCCTCCCAAGACAACAGGGTTGATCGCCAGCAATGGCGGAGAGGCCAGCTTTCGGCGGACGGCTGGCCTCAACACTTTGAGTAATGTACATTGGCAAATAGAGTGCGAGAAATCGCGGCGGGGAAACAAACGACAGGATATAGGAAGCCGCCCTGTCGCTCTAGCCAAGCTGCACGGAACACACAATGACCGACAGGTATAACGCTCTCATCGTAGTTCTTGAAAATGATATGCGAGACGATGACGCCGCATCACTCATAGAGGCCATCAAGCATCTTCGAGGCGTGGCTGATGTGCGTGGAAATGTCTCCGATGTGGAAAGCCATATTGCTTTCGCGAAGGCGAAGAACGAGTTGAAAACAAAGCTTTGGGAAGTGCTCGCCGACTAGCCAAACCCCAAGGAATCCAGTATATTGAAGCATCCTACGCCGGGGAGAAGATGATGATTGGTGACGACAAGAATTTGGAGGAATTGATTGACCGAGCTGGCCGTGAAGAGGTCTTTTCCCTTGTGGAGAAGGCTGGCTGGAGACGCGTGGATGTGCCCCCGAGGTACGTTTGGCAAGACGCCGCTTGGTTAATATTGAAGGCTAAGGGTTTAGTGCCGTCATGACCACACCATTCGCCGCTGGCATCCTCAGTCTTTTCCTCATGGTAGTCATCACCTCATTCTCAATCGGTGTTGCTGCTGGATATGCGCTGCGGTGGGTGGTGTCATAGGATGGGTACCTATCTGAGCATCTTTTGGGACGCGGTGACCCGCCTTCACGAATATTCCAAGGCCAATCCCTGGAAGTTCTATTCAGCCTACCTCGTGTTCGTTATCTGCCTTGTGTCCGCGGCGCATTACATCAGCGGCTAAAGAGACACCAAATCACTATTTTCATTCCAGGCTCGGCTCACCACTGGGCCTTTTCCTCGTCCGAAAGGTAACCATGGCGCTGATTGCTTTGGAAGGGTTCGTTCCTAACGGGTCTGGCCCTTATGTCGCCAAGAGCGCGAGTTCGAAATCAGAGAACTGGCCGATCTGGTACGTCGAAGGCGGCGAGGGCGTAAACGCCATGAGCGGCCCAAACGGCGCGGTTTTCACTATTCGCAGCATCGCTTGCTCACTCGCTGAGCAGTGGAACTCACAGAGGTAACGCAAGATGGCTGTAGCGACAGACCCGAAGCACGGCTTCAAGGATAACAACATTCTTGCGCCAGCATTGAACTTCGCCACGATAACCCCGACAGATAGCACGGCATTCTCATTCGGACTCACCCGCGCTATTTATGTCGGCGTCGGCGGGGATGTGAACGTCTATGATTACGCCGGAACAGCATTCCTGTTCAAGAATGTCCCATCGGGGACGACGCTTCCAGGCCGTTTCGGCGGTGTCGCTTCGACCAGCACGACAGCAACCAACATGATTGCTGAATACTGATACCCATCTGCGCCAACCTTTGCTCCTGCCTAACCCGCGGCGGAAATAGAAACGGGTATCGATCACCTGGGAAGACCAGCACCGCGGCGCAGCCGGTCATATGTAGCGGTGTAATCGTGCAAGCGGGGCTTATTTATACGGACTCATTCTGTGAAGCAGAGCGCGGCACGCAAGCGCGGTCCTGAGATCGGCGCCGTTCTTCTTCATGGCGACGACAGAATTCGCTGAGACGCCGAGCAATCGAGCGCATTCAGCGTCAGAACGAGCAAGGCCCGCAGATTTCATGTCAGCGAGCCAGCGGATGAACTGAGCGGCGGTCATACTGCCCTCACATATTGCTTTTCAACCTTGAGGGGGCCGAAGCTGCCTTCGACAAGAACAGACTTCGCATTCACCTTCAAGACCTTCCGCAGGCCGTAAAAGGTGGTGTTGACGATCTGGCCAGCCTGCACCTCAACGGAGGCAATGATTTTTTCGCGCCGCGACTGTGCATCGCCAGCCACCACGGCGCCGCGGCTTTCCATCGCGTCGGCCTTAGTGCGAAGCGCCTCGGCTTCAGCGTGAATTTCGCAAGCCTTGTCACGCTTGGCGCGTTCGCGGTCACGCTGACGCGCAAATGAGCGCCCAGCGGCATTTCCGTAAGCCGGCTGCGTCCAGAATGCATAGTCAGTGATGACGTTGCCAAGGATGCGGTTTGCTTCGGCATTCTTTTTATCGGCTGCCGCGCGAAGTTCGGCAACTCTTGCAGTGATCTTGGCTTGGCGTTCTTCGCGGGTTTCGGTGCTCATCTGCGTCACTCCGTTTGCGTTGTTGATGATGTAAACATACACGTAGCTTGTATGATTGTCAACGGGCGATACAAGATAATTTTATGAAATTACGCATCTAAATCCACGTAGCTTTGATTTAAGCGGAATGAGGGCTTCAGATGGCCGAGCCTAAACTAGGCAAGAATAGGGGGAACGCCGGCAAGGGTAGGCCGAAGGGTTCGCCGAACAAGACGACAGCATTGCTCAAGGACGCCATCCTGAAAGCCGCTGAGAACGCAGGCGAGGGCGATATGGTCGTTTACCTGACGCAACAGGCGACATTGAACCCTGGCCCATTCATGACACTGCTGGGCAAGGTTCTGCCGATGCAGCTTGTCGGCGACGAGGAAACCCCACTGCATTTTGTCCAGCGCATTGAGCGACACATAGTCCGTGCCAAGAACTCTAACGATTGAGACGGCGGAGGTCTTCGAGCCTCTTCTCGCGCCGGCAAGATACAAAGGTGCATGGGGAGGCAGAGGAAGTGGCAAAAGCCATTTCTTTGGCGGCTTGATGATTGAGGATTGCCTAGCCGAGCCAGGCATCAGCGGAGAAGGATTGCGGGCTGTCTGCATTCGTGAAGTGCAAAAGGATTTGTCGCAGTCTTCGAAGCTGCTGATTGAGGACAAACTCGCATCCTTCGGCCTGGGCGAGGCGGACGGGTTCAGAGTGTTCAAGGACTCCATTCAAACCCCAAAGGACGGCATTATCATCTTCAAGGGCATGCAGGACTATACCGCTGAGTCCGTCAAGTCTCTGGAGAACTTCAAGCGCGCCTGGTGGGAAGAGGCGCAGACCGCATCGCGGCATTCTATCAATCTGCTGACGCCGACAATTCGCTCTATCGGCTCGCAGATATGGTTCTCATGGAATGCGAGGTTAAAGTCTGATCCGGTTGACCAGATGTTGCGCGGTGCGGAAACGCCGAGTGACTCTGTCGTGGTCAAGGCGAACTGGCGGGATAATCCCTGGTTCAACTCTGTTCTGGAGCAAGAGCGTTGCGACTGCATGCGGCTGCAGCCTGATCAGTATAATCACATCTGGGAAGGCGGATATCTAACCATCGCATCGGGTGCCTACTATGCTCGCCACCTGACCGAGGCGCAAGCGCAAGGGCGCATCGCGTTCGTGCCAGTCGATCCGCTGATGACAATCAGGCTGATCTGCGACATCGGCGGAACAGGGGCAAGAGCTGACGCTTTCGCGATGTGGGCGGTTCAGTTCATCGGGGCGGAAATCCGATTTGTGGATTATTACGAAGCAGTCGGGCAACCTTTGGAAGCGCATCTCAATTGGTGCCGGACGCGTGGATATGCGCCAGGGAAAGCGCAGTTCTGGCTTCCTCATGATGGCTCGACGCACGACAAGGTTTATGACGTGTCATACGAGAGCGCGCTGAGAAGCGCCGGCTACGAAGTGACGGTTATCCCCAACCAAGGCAAGGGCGCGGCTTCGGCCCGCATTGAGGCGGCAAGGCGGCTTTTCCCGGCGATGCGCTTCAACGAAGCAACGACAGAAGCGGGCAGGGCGGCGCTCGGCTGGTATCACGAAAAGCGCGACGACGCTCGCAACATCGGGCTTGGGCCTGAACATGACTGGTCCAGCCATGGCGCCGATGCGTTCGGTTTGGCGGCAGTGATCTTCGAGCAGCCGCAGCCGAGACAAGAAACATTCAAGATCGATCGCAGATGGGTGGCATAGTTGGCTGAACAACTAGACGAAACGCGCCTCAAGGCTCTCATTGCCGAAGAAATCTCGCTTGCCGAGAACTTCGCGCAATCGGAACTGACGCCGGATCGTGAACGCGCGATCAACTATTACAACGGCACGGTTCCCGATGTGCCGGCCGTTGAAGGTCGCTCGCAATATATAAGCCGAGACGTTTCGAACGTTGTTGGGTGGATGCTGCCCGATCTCATGCGCATCTTCACAGCATCAGATCGCGTGTTGGATTGCATTCCTGAAACACAAAAGGACGAAGAGACGGCGGAACAGGCCGCGGACTATATCAACTATGTCTTTTGGCAGGACAATCCTGGCTACCAGATCATGCGCGATGCGGAATGGGACGCGCTGGTCAATAAGGACGGGATTATCAAGCAGTTCTGGGAGGTCAAGCAGGACTGCAAATATTCCACCTATACCGGGCTCGATGCTGATCAGGTCGCTGTGATCCTCGATGAGGAAGGCGTTGAACTCGTAGAGCAGTCAAAGCCATATACTGCATTGACGCCTGTAGAGGTGGAAGTCCCTCCGCCACAACAGCCACAACAGCCGCCAATGGTCGATCTGCAATCACCCGACTTGCCGCCTCAGACAGGCGCAGAAGACCAGCAGCAAGCGCCACAGCCTGACATGATGGAAGGGCAGGAACCGCAGCCCGAAGCCGCTCCTGAGCCGCCTGAGACCGTTATTCAAATGCAGCCCGTCGAATTGTTCGACATCAAGATCAAGCGCGTTGTGAACAAGGGTAGGTTGACCTATCAGACTGTCGCACCGGAAGATTTCATCACGGATTCGAACGCTATCGATTTGGTCGAGAATTGGCGCTTTCAGGCCGAGCGTGCGAAGAACGTCACGCGATCCGACCTGATCAAGATGGGCTTCGACCGTGACCGCATCGATGCCATTCCGGCGTTCCAATCGCAGGACACGTCAACGGAGGATTTGGCCCGCCGCCATCTCGTCACTGGTCAATACGACAATCCAGAGCGTTCGATGGAGAGGGTAAACCTCTACGAATGCTATGTGAAGATGGACATCAACGACGATGGCATGGCCGAAATCGTCAAGGTCATGTATGCCGGCGACAGCGGCGGGGCGGAAATCCTGGATTGGGAGGAATGGGACGACGAAACGCCATATGACAAAATCCCGTGTAATCCTGTCCCGCATCGCTTTGCATCGGATAGTGTCGCCGATGAGGTAATGGACGTTATGAAGTTCAAGACGGTTATCGGCCGGCAGTTGTTCGATAACCTCTACATGACGAACACGCCGCAGCCGATCTATGACTCGGGCTCGATCCTAAATCCTGATGCTGTGGCAAATCCTGGCATCGGCGTTCCGATCATCAAGAAGGCCGGCACTGCACCTATGCAGTGGAATATCACGCCTTTCATCGGCGACAAAGCGCTGATGGCGATGAACTACCTTGACGATGTGATCGAGATGCGGACTGGCGTCTCCCGCTCGTCCATGTCGCTTGACCCCGAGGTGCTGCAGAACCAGACGGCGGCTGCGGTCAACGCAACGCAATCCAATTCGCATGCACAGGTAGAGTTGATCGCCCGTGACCAGGCCGAACTCGGATGGAAGCGTGTCTTTCAGAAGTCGCTCAAGATCACGGTCAAGAACCAGGACCGCCCGCGCACAATCCGTCTCCGCGATAAGTGGGTGGACATGGACCCGCGTCAGTGGAACGCGAATATGGACATCGTGATCAATATCGGTCTTGGGACCGGATCACGTGACCGTGACATGGCAATGCTGACGAACATCCTTGCCACGCAACAGGCGGACATGCAGCAATTGCAGGCCGCTGGCTTCGTTGAAGACGCAATTGATATGATCCCGAAGATCATCAAGACGCAAGTTAAGATTGCCGAAGCAGCAGGTATTAAATCGCCTGAGACGTTCTATCCAGAAATTCCGACCGAACGCCTTGAGCAGATGAAGCAGCAGGCAAAAGCGGCCCAAGGCCAGCCATCGCCAGCAGATCAGGCAGCGAAAGACAAGCTCGACGCCGAGATGCAGATGAAGCAGGCAGACATGCAATTGCGGGCACAACAGTCTCAGGCTGACAACGCCATGAAGCAACAGCAGATGCAGCAGGACACACAGGTCAAGCAGCAGCAGCTTGCGGCCGAAATCCAGTTGAAGCGCGAGCAGCTTCAGGCAGAGTTGCAGTTGAAGCGTGAGCAGATGGCCGCGGAACTTCAGTTGCAGCGCGAAACGGCGGCATGGAATGCACATGCTACAGCATCGAGGCCGATCGTTAGCAGTGACGTGCATATCGGGGGTCAGCCGGGGTAAGCCATGTTTTGGATTGAGTTGGGGCCGTTTGGCTATTGGTTTGTTGCTCTTGATGTCGGCGGCAAGGTTTTCGAAGCGGAAGAAACGTTTCCGACGCGCGCCGCAGCAGAGAATGAAGCAGAGCGCCGGAACAGGGGCAAGATCGTGAGCCAAGGTCGGCTGGATGAAAAAATGCTGACCATCCCGGCCATGACATGGCGAGAGTATTTCAAAGCCAATCCAATGGCGGGTGAGGTTAAGAATTCCGCATTGTGCGGATAGGCGGCTGCGGCCGTCGCTTTCAGCAAGAGGAAATAGCTATGCATAAGATCGAGTACCGGGTGCGCCCGGTGACGCGGTATATCGTCACGCGCTTTGAAGTCTCAAAATTCGGGGCGTCGGATGGCCCGAAGTTCATCGGTGAATTGGCCAACGAGGACATGGCCTATGAGATCGGCGAAGCGCTCGCATTCAAAGAGCGCGAAGATTTAGGCTGGCCTCCTGGTGATGAGCGCATGCAGTTCCCTGACCGTTACAAGGCGGAGGGCTGAGCGATGACCGCCTGCAGAGCAAAAGTCGAACACATCATTCCAATGTCAGAGGTCATGGTTGCGCTCGACCCCGGTGTGCGCTGGTATCTACACGATGGTCATTACTATGTCTTTCGCGACAAGACCATTGGCGATAATAAATACCAATGCCAATACGGCGTCCTTGACAAGACGAAAAGCGACCTGAGTATCGATTGGTTTGATTGCCAAGAAGGTGCGCTCTTCCAAGATGTTATCGCCTTCGCCAGGTCTGATCGTGAATACCGGTTAAGCGGTGATTTGCCGGTTGCCGTCACTCTGTCACGCCAGGGTATACGCAGGGGCTGAGCGGTGAGGATCATCAAGCGCGGCATCCCGCCAGAGCAGAAGTCTTACAACGTCATTTGCTCGCATTGCAAGTCAGAGCTTGAAGTGGAGCAGCAGGAGGCTCGACCGAGCAGCGATCAGCGCGACGTAGGGGTGTTCTTCGTCCAATGCCCAGTCTGCAAGCGCGAAACTTGGTTCACCTCCAAATGACCCCAGAGGAAAAGCTTGAACGCCAGCGCCTCGCTCTCGAAGCGAAGCGCCTCACAACAGACGAAACGCTTATCTCCGCTCTATCCCGCGTCCGGCAAAATGCCGTCGATGCACTTATCAGGGCGGATGCAACAGTTACCGCAGATATCATTCGCTTTCAGACGAAGGTGACGGTCTGCGATGAATTCCTGACTGAGTTGGCGACAATGATCGAACTCCAGTCAGTCGAAGAATCCCGGTCCAGAATGGTCTGACAGCCGGGGATACCCCAGAGGAAAATGAAGGATGTCTGAAACCGATAGCCCCGCGCAGGGGTCCGGCAATGATACCGCATTGACTATTGATGCCGGTGCGGCAGCAATTGAAGGTCTTCTATCTAGCGTCCCTGAGCAGGCGGAAGCCAACCAGGACAGCGCGACGAACGAAGAGAGCCAGAATACCGAAAATGAAGGCACTCAGGCCAACGACGATAACGCTTCTCAGGAAGCGCCCGACGAAGGCGACGAGGGTCTTGAATTTGACGATGAAACAACCGACGCGGCAGCGGACGCCCCGAAGGAACCGGAATTCAAAGCAGGACAGTTTGCGGCACATGACGCAAAAGTCAAGCTGGATGATGGGTCCACGATAAGCGTTTCCGAGCTGATCGCTGGCAACATGTTTCAGCGCACGTTCACACAGAAGACGACTGCTCTTTCCGAAGAGAAAAAAGCTTTCGAAACGGAACGCAGTCAATTCGCGGAAACGAAACAGCAGATCGAGCAACAGCGCAACATCATTCTGACGCTGGCTCAGGAGCTAATTCCGCAGGAACCGCAGCCCGTTGACCCCAATGCTGATCCGGTTGGCTATATCAACTATCTAGCCGAACGCGATGCATATTTGGGCAAGATGGCCAAACTGCAGCACCTGTGGAACTCTACGCAGCAGGAACAATCGCAACTCACCGCCAAGCAGCAGAAAGAGCAAGAAGAGTTTCAGCGACAGCAGCAGGAGCAGTATCAAACCCGTCTCCAGACTGAGCAGCAGAAGCTTTTCGAGGTCATTCCCGCGCTGAAAGACGACGCAAGACGCGCCGCTTTTATCAAGGATGCTGTGAAGATCGGCGGGGATGTCTACGGGATCACTCCCGAAGAAATCCAGGCGATTTCTGACCATCGTTATATGCGTGCTCTCTATGATGCAATTGCATTCCGCAAGGCGGTCGCCAAGCGGGACAATGGAAAGCAAGCACAGGTTCCTGCCCAACAAGCCCCTCAGCCGAGAATACAGCAGCGTCAGCGTATGGCCCCGCAAGCCCCTGAAGTCAGGGACTCGAACACTGCAGCAGAGCGTCTCCGCAAAACCGGCAGCCGTGAAGACGCTGTCAAAGCTCTCATGAAATTCGTCTAGGAGACACATCATGCCACAGGTGGCAAATTCCTTCGAAACCTATGATGCGGTCGGCAACAGGGAAACCCTCGCCGATTACATCGCAATGATTACCCCCGAAGAAACACCGTTCTTGTCGCTCATCGGCCGCGAGAAGGTGACGGGGATCAAGCCGGAATGGCAGACCGACGCTCTCGCCGCTCCGAACCCGAGCAACAACGTGCCTGAAGGCAATAGCTGGTCGTTCGCGGCGACTTCTCCCACGACCCGCGTCGGCAACTACTGCCAGATTTCGGAAAAGACTATCTCCATCACCAACACTCAGGAAGTGGTGGCGAAGGCTGGTCGCAAGTCCGAGATCGCCCGCGAGCTGTCGAAGAAGGGCGTCGAGCTGAAGATAGACCAGGAAGTCATCCTGCTGTCCAACCAAGCTTCGTCTGCCGGCTCTGGCAACGCGGCGACCAACCGCACGCTCGGCGCCTTCCGTGCATGGCTGGCATCGAATGACGATCTCGGCTCCGGCGGTGCATCCGGCGGCTTCAACTCGTCCACAAACGTCGTTGACGCGGCAACGAACGGCACGCAGCGCGCCTTTACCAAGGCTTTGCTGGATAGCACGATCCGCACGACCTATGTGTCCGGCGGCAATCCTCGCACTGCGATGATGTCACCGTACTGCAAGGGCGTGTTCTCCGGCTTCATGGCTGACTCGTCAGTCGCTCCTCAGCGCTACGAAACGCCGAAGGCCAGCCAGACCACCATCATTGCAGCGGCGGATACCTATCTCTCTGACTTCGGCACCCTCATGGTTGTCCCGAACCGGCAGATGGCCCGTGCTGGCGCCGCATATTGCCGCAACGTCTTCCTGATCGACGCGACGATGGTTTCCCAGGGCGTTCTCCGCCCCATCGACCAGCGCACTCCGGCCGAAACGTCGGATGCAACGCAAAAGGTGCTCAACACGGAATACACGTTGGTCATCAAGAACGAAGCGGCCCACGGCGTCGTTGCTGACGTCTATGGCTTCACTTCTGCATCGTAAGGAGGTGCTTCCATGGATATCTTCCAGCCTATCAACGTCACCGCGGCAACCCGCACGCTCAACCGCAACGACTCTGGCGGCGTTATCACCGTCAACCGTGCGGCGGGCACCACGTTTACCTTGCCGGCTTCTGCCGGCACTGGTTCGCACTTCCGCATCTTTGTCGGCACCACGATCACGTCTAACAACCTGATCGTTCAGGTGGCGAATGGCACGGACATCATGTCCGGCGTTGCTCTCCAGGCAGCGGACAGCGGCTCCACGCTCAATGCGTGGGAAACCGGGGCTTCCGATGACACGATCACCATGGACGGCTCTACCAAGGGCGGCATCAAGGGCGATTTTATCGAACTGATCGATGTCACATCTGGCATCTGGTGGGTCCGCGTCACCGGCTCGGCGACAGGAACCGAGGCGACTCCATTTTCTAATGCCGTGTCTTAATCGGCCCGACATCGCGTCATCTTTGAGGAGGGGCTTCGGCTCCTCCTTTTTCTTTAGGGAGAAACCCAATGACCGAAGACAAGATCACCGAAGAAATCAGAGCGCGCCGCGGTCGGCCGCCGAAAGCAGAAAAGGCAGACGACACCATGGCTACCGAAGACAAGATCACCGAAGAAGTGTCCGTGATCAGGGAGACGAAGGCCGCAGAGGAGCCCAAGCTTTTCCCCGTCATGCTGGTCCGCAATTATCATCCGATCAATGAATTCCTCATCGGCGGCGTGAAGCCAACGGTCGAGCAGCGAACCAAGGTCTTCGCCGGCACAGCGATCGAGGTCGACAAGGCCGAAGCGCTCGACATGATGGCCAAGGGCATCGCGGTGCGCAATGACCCAATCTATTGATCCCAAGCGAATTCCCGATAGCGCTTGGGAATTGATCGAGATCACGCCTGAATACCGGCGCTATCGTTGCGTCATTGACGACAACGGCAGCTACGCGCTGAAGACGGAATTCATCGGCGAAGAGCGTCTTATCGCCGACAACCAGGAACTTCTCAACGACTCCTACGGAAAACGTTTTGGAGACGGCCGAGTTGTCGCCCGCATCCCGCTCAATGTGCTCTACGGCAAGCAAAGCGAAATCGCCAAGAAAATGCGCGAAGGCGATGAAGATCATCTCCGCTGGTGGCTCAACCACGAGCAGGCCAGGCCGTTCCGCACCTTCCGAGGTCATATCTGATGGCAATCACTGATCTTGCGAGCCTGAAGACGGCCATCAACGTATGGGCCGATCTAGGCAATACGCTTGATGACCAGTTGGCTGACGTGGTGCAGATGACCACGCACATGCTCAACTACGGATCGGAAGAAATGTCTCCGCTTCGCGTGCGCGAGATGGAAACAGTGGCCACTCTCACGCCTACGAATGGCATCTGCACGCTGCCAACGGATTATCTGCAGTATCGCCGCGTTACGGTGCCTTCGTCTCTCCGCCGTGAATTGTCGTACATCACGCCAAGCATCTCGGATGATCTATATCCTGATAGAGGATCAGGCTCATCGTGCAACTTCACCATCATTGGTTCGTCGCTCTATACGTTCCCGCTTACGTCTAGCGATGTCGAATTGACCTATTACCAGAAAATCTCCGAATTGGTGGATGACGCTGACACGAATTGGCTGCTGACCGCGCATCCACTGATTTATCTCCACGGGGCGCTGTTCAACGTCGCCATGATCGAGCAATGGGACGGTTTGCAAAGCCGCAGCGCGGCAATGCTCAGGACGCTCGTTTCCGGCCTGATGACCACAAACGAACTCGGCAACTATGCCTATGCGCCTAGCCGGGTGCGCGGGATAACGGTCGCCTGACATGGTGAAAGTCCCCGCCGCGCGCTTCGAACCGGATAAAAGCCGGTACGACATGGCTGCGTCAAGCAATATCATGAACGTGCTGCCCGTTGCCGATGGCTGGGCGCCCATGCCGGCGCCAGCCGATCAAAACCCGCTAATCCGGGTGTTAGTGGACGAAAACGGTGTGGCGCTTACGGATGAACTTGGAAACGTCTTGATCGAGCTTATCACCGGCACGCTTGGTGCGACAGATGAATTGTTCCTGCCCTCTGCCTCGCTTGGCGGCGTGTTTGTCCGGCTCTTGGATGGCACCACGCGCATATTCGTAGGCACGCGGACAAAGCTATACCAGTTCGATTTCACCTCGCAGATTTGGAAGGATGTTTCCGGGGCATCGGCACCGTACACATGCGAGGATCGTTGGTATTTCTTCCTGTATGGAAACACGCTATATTGCGGCAATGGCCTTGATCCCGAGCAGATGTTTGAAATCGGGGTCGATACCGTGTTTTCGGACAATGCAACGGCTCCGGTAGCGACAGACGGGGCAATTGTTGCTGACTTTGCCATGCGGGCGCTGCCAGACAATTCAATTCAGTGGTCTGCGCTTGATGACCCGACTTCAAATGATATTGGCATTCGCTTTTCGGATGTCCAGCCATTTGGCGACGGCAACGGGGTTCAACGGATACTGCCTATTTCGAGCGGTGCGCTGATTATCCAGCGTGACAAGTTCGAGATCATGAACTTTCCTGACTCGGAGTATGTCTTCCGCCGCACGCAGTTGAACGGCTACCGTGGCTCGCCGGCAAAATGGTCGGCTGTCCTGATCGGGCAAGATGATTTCGTCGTCTACTGCCAGGATGGGTTCTTTCGCGGGCTCAACATGCAGCCGATCGGTGCCGAACGAGTTGATCGCTATATCCTCGAAGTCTGCGATGAGGACGCGCGGCAAGCCATGGTCGGAGCTGCGGACTTCAGCCGCAAGATCGTGCTGTTCCGCGTGCAGAAGAATGACGGCACATACCTACTTCTGATCTATCATTGGCAATTGGACCAGTGGACACAATCGGATGCCGATTTGGCCGACCCGTTCAAGATGGAAACTGTCGGCCTGACGATCGGTCAGCTTGACACGGTGTTTCCGACCATTGCCGATCTGGCAAACGTTACCTGGGGCTCTGCCATCTTCGACGGTGGCGCGCTGGTGTTCGGTGCGGTTAGGTCTAACGGCTATCTGGCGATGCTCACCGGCCCGGCGATGGAAGCCACGATAGAGACAAACGAAGCATCATTGAACGGCACAGACAGGTCCTTTGTCAACGGTGGCAGACTGGATGGGGATGCAGTCAATTACACGGCAACGCTCGCCACGGCGGATTACAAGGGGCAGGCGTTCAGGGCACGCAATGGCGTTAGCCCATCGGCAAGGACGCGCTTCTTGGCGCTGAGAGGCGACGGGCGCGTGCACAAGGCAACAGTCGCCATTCCATCGGGCGAGTCTTGGACGATCTACCAGGGCGTTGACTTGGATGTCGTAGGATCAGGCAAATCATGATCACGTCGCTCACCGATGATCCGCGCGTCGTCTATCGTAAGAACCTGGCGGATAATTCTGTACATACGCTCGTTGATTGCGCCTCGAAAGAGGTAAAGACGCTCGAAAGCATGGCGATTTCCTGCGCCGCATCGACTGCATTCACGTTGATCTACAATGATGGGGCAACGGATTTCCCAATCTATAACGCCGTCGTAATGGCGGCAAACACTACGATCTTCATCACTGATTTTCATCCTAAGCTTCGCTATCGAAATGACCTTTCGGCAAGCCAGTCATTGAAGGTGCAAGCTGGCGCTGCTGATCGTATCAGCGTCATTGCGGTCATGATTGATCATCTCCCGGTCAAGGAAAACAAGAACATCGGTATCTCTGGAACTGGCGGCGTTAACGTCGGCTGGATGGGAACTAAGTGATCTGCGCCACGGTCGCCAAACAGTCCGATGTGGATGGCCTGTGGCCGCTCATATCGGCAGACATCGTCAAGTGCATAGAAAAGACGCCTACGTTTTTCACGGCTGCCGAACTGTGGGTCATGTGCCGCTCCGGCGCCGGCTTTCTCATCGTGGTTCATGAGGGAACAACCATTGTCGGCGCGTCTGTCTGGCGCTTCGAGGAAGCAAACTTCGTCTGCCTCATGCTCGTAGGTATGAACGGAAAAATGCGGACGGGCGAAGACTGGGTAACAGCCTTGTTCGAACGTGCCTCGGTCACTGCGAAGGCAGGCGGGGCAAAGCAGTTGATGGCCTCTGGCCGAACAATCCTCTTCGAGAAATTGAAGAAGCACCTCCCACAGGTGCGCATGATCAGATGCACCGTAGCGGTGGAGATTTAGATGCCTGGCGGAACACAAGAAACCACGACAAACACCACTGCGAAACCATATCCGGGATCAGTCAAGCTCATCGACCAGGGGCTGAAAGATGCCTACAGGATGTATATGGGCGGCGTCGGCAATCAGGTCGATACCAGCTCGCATGTCATCCCGTTTTCGTCCTACGACACGCAGGCATATGGCAATCTCAACAAGATCGCCGATCAGAATTCAGGCGCCAAAGGCCTGCAAGGCAATCTGCAGGATATCATCAATAACGGCGGCTTCAACAACTACCAGTCTGGTTCGCTCAACAACATGCAGAACCAGCTTCGCCAACTCGGCGGGAATGGCCTGACAGGCGCACAAGACAATGTGATGAATCGCTTCCAGCAGCAATTGCAGGGATTGGGGAACAATGGTCTCACCAATACGCAGGATCAGGCGCTTCAGAATTATCGCCAGCTCGCGAACTCGGATTATAGCCTCAATGCCAACCCCGGCGCAAAGGGCGTCCTCAACTCTGAAATCAGGGATGCCACAAACGCGGTAAACCTCAATGCCGCGGCGAATGGCCGATATGGCTCCGGCGTGCATGAAGGCGTCTTGGCGCAGAAGATTGGCGATCTCAGCAATAACTTCCGCTACAACGATTACAACAACTGGCTCGGCCGGCACGATGCCGCCAATCAGAACATGGCCTCGCTCTCGCAGCAGGGCTTGGGCAACGTCCAAGGCTTCGGCGGCGCAATCAACGCTCTTGGCCAGCAGGGCATACAGAACAGGCAGGGGCTTTCGTCCTCGCTCTTCAACGCAGGTCAGGCTGGCCTCGGGAATATGACGCAGGCCTATCAGGGCATGCAGGCGCCGGAACAGACGCGCCTTGGTATCGGCTCGGCCTATGACCAGAAATACGCCGACATGATCAATGATCGGTCGCGCATCTTCGCGGCGCAGCAGAACGCGCCATGGGATGCACTCAATCGCCTGATTGGCGTAGCGGGGCTGAATGGTCAGTTCAAGGATACGACTGGCGTCACCGTGGCACCGGGGCCTAATCCATGGCTGCAAGGCTTGGGCGGCGTTGCAACGGGCGCTGGCCTGCTCGGCACTCTCGGTCTGATTTAAGGAAAATCCCATGGCTGTAAACCCGGTAACTCTGACACACGACCGCGACCCCGGCAAATGGCATTCCCCTGGCACGATCGGCGGGCCTGATCTTGAAGGCAAGGGCTTCAGGTATCTGGGCGGTGCTGGAGCTGGCGGCGGCAACACCCCTCCCATGGGAATTCTCTCTGCATTCCTTCCCGGTCAGCGCAACGCCCTCGCACAGCAGCTTAATCAAGGCTTCGGCGGCGGTCTGAAGCAGTGGAATGGTATTCTCGGAGATACCTATTCCGGCATGCGCTTTACGCCCAACGCGCTCGGCTATCCGAACAATGACCAGACCGGCAATAACAACGGCGGCAACGATGGAAAGGGCGGCGACAATACCAATAATGGCGGCGGCAACAATGGCGGCGGCGGTTTTGACACTGGCCACTACAACCCCGGTTCTGTCTCTTCTGCTCCCTATCTTGGAGGTGCGAGACAGCCGCAGAACGCACGCCCCGGCATGCAGGTTCAAGCGCCGCAGATGATGCCGAATGCTGGTCAGATGCAAATGCCGATGCCCGGTATTCAAGGCCCGATCCCGCAGCAGATGCAACAGCCAATGCAGCCACAGATGATGCTTGGCCAACAGCCACAGATGGGCGCGCCATCCGGTTTGTCGCCGCAGGTTATGGCAATGCTTCGCGCTCGCTTCGGAGGGCAGTAAATGCCGATCCTGTTCAACGATCCGAATTCGAAGTTCTCGCCGCAGCTTTTGACGGCGATCGGGACCGGCTTGCTTTCAGGCAATACGTGGGCCGATCAGCTTGCGAATGCTGGCCTCGGGGCAAATCAGGCCGTTGCGGCACAGGTCGAAAAGCAGAAGGCTGACGCAGAGAAAAACCAGACCGTTGCCGCGCTCCAGCCATATCCTGATCTAGCGAACGCTGTCTCCATCGGCGCAATGACGCCGGCTCTTGCCTATGGCGAGATGATGAAGCGGAAGCAGGCCGAAGCGGAAGACAAGAAGCCGAAGTATCAGGTGATCAACGGCAAACTTATCCAGACCAATGCCCCGGAAGGCATCAAAGTGGCGGGGGATTTTAGCGATCCCAATGCAAACCTACCATCTTCTGTAAAAGAGGATATGTGGTGGAACAAAAATACAGACGCATGGACCCAGCACCTTCAGCGCGTGAGAGAAGAGCAGGCTGCAAAAGGAGGTGATGTAAACACGACAACTTTCCAGAAAGACATGATGGCGGCAGGGCTAAAGCCCGGGACTCCTGAATGGAACCAGGCGATCATCGCCCACTACAAAAAGTCCGGCATGACGATCGAGAGTGATGGCAAGGGCGGGTTCCGTCTGGTGCAGGGCGACATCAACACGCCTCAGAAGCTCACGGAAGATCAAAGCAAGAATATCGGGTGGCTGGAGCGCGGGACCGCAGCAAACAAAGAGCTGGATGATGTCGGGGGCGAACTGACCAACATTGGCGGCTACACGGCGGACCAGCTTGGCGTAGCAGGAAATTATTTCAAAACCGCGACGTATCAAAAGGCCGACAGAGCCGGCAAGGATTTTCTGGCGGTAATCCTGCGCAAGGACTCTGGCGGCGCAATTACACCAGATGAAATTGCAACCTATGGGAAGATTTATCTTCCACAGCCTGGCGATGATCCCAACACACTCAAGGCAAAGTCAGATGCTCGAAAAACGATCCTTGACTCCATCAAGGCCGGCCTTGGCGGGGCAGCAGATCAGACACGAACCAACCCTGATGCTCAAACACCAGCAGCAACAGACATGCAAACCAAACAGCCCGCATCGCTTGATATCGGCCAGAAGGCTACCACCACGCTGCAGAATGGCAAAAGCGTGACGATTGAGAGAACCAACTAGTGGCAAAGTTCAAGATCACGACAGAAGACGGCACGTTCAACGTCGAAGCGGATAATGCTGACGATGCTCTGTCGGCAATTGATCAGTATTCGTCCAAAAACTACATGGGTCCAGCCGACAAGAACGGCGTTCCAGAGGGGATGGTCTATGATCCCGCCACGAACCGCATGGTGGACGCAAAGGCGCTTGCCAATAAAGAGGTCCCTGGCGGATCAATGATCGGCGATGCCCTCAAGGGGGTTCCATTTGTTGGAGAGTATGCCGATGAGCTGGCTGGCTATCTGAGCTCTTCGAGCGACACCAAAAATCATCCGAATGAGAGCCAGCCTATTCAGACGGAGGTTGCTCGGCAGGCGCAGCAGACGTTTGAAAAGGAGAACCCGAAGACCGCTCTTGCGTCGAAACTGGCCGTAGGTGCAACGACGCTTCCTCTAGCAATAGAGGGCGCTGCAGCGCTTCCTGCTGCGAGCAGTCTGTTGGGGCGCTCATTGATTGGCGCAACGGCTGGCGGCGTTGTGGGCGCCACAGAAGGGGCTGTTTCCGGTTATGGCGAAGGTGAGAACAAGCAGAACCAAAACGGCGAGACCGATAACACCCGCGCGGCGAAGGCGGGTGACAGGGCAATGTGGAGCGGAGCGCTTGGCACTGTTCTCGGCGGCGCCACACCGGTTGTTGCAGATACGCTTTCGGCCGGCGCGCGCGGTCTCCTAGATAGGTTCACGGTCAACCGCCAACTGCAGCAGGCTGGCATATCTAGGCCAGCGGCAGATGCCGTTCGATCTGCTATGCAGGCAGATGATGCGCTCGGGCCTGTTGGCATGCAGCGTCTCCAGCGCTCTGGTCCTGATGCGATGCTGGCCGACTCTGGGGATTCTGCGGCGAGCCTGCTCGATACCACAATTCAGCGCAGTGGGCGCGCTGGCAATATCGCGCGACAAGCCGTAGTCCAACGCGCCAACGCTGCTGGTCAACGCTTGCGCGGCACTATGGACTTAGTTCTCGGTCAGCCTCCCGGCATCAATCAGGCGGCTCGTGACGTTGCGCAAAGGACCGCCGCGGCGCGACACCAGGCCTATCAAGCCGCGTATAACGCGCCCATTGATTATGCGGCTCGCTCCGGTCGAGACATTGAGGATGTATTTAATCGGACCCCGCCGTCTATCCTAAGGCAAGCAATTGATCGTGCCAACGAAGCGATGGTTATCAATCGCCAGCCCAATCGGCAGATCATGGCTAACATCGCGCCCGATGGCACAGTCACATTCCGCGAAATGCCCAATATGCAGCAGGTTGACGAACTGAAAAAGGCCTTGCAGGAGGTCGCAAGAGGCGGCGAGAACGTTGATCAGTTCGGGCGCATGAACGGCAGGGGCCAGCGCATCGATCGTCTTGCGAGAGAGTTGCGTGATGCAGCTCGCGATGCTGTGCCGGAATATCGGACTGCTCTTGACCTCGGGGGCGATAAGATCGGCGAAGATGAGGCTTTGCGTCTTGGCAATTCGCTACTTGACCCCTCCACGACGCGCGAAAATGTTCATGAATTTGTGAATGGTTTGACCGGAGAACAGCGGCGGCAGATTGCTATAGGCTTGCGACAGGCGATTGATGAGAAGATGGCAAACGTCAAGACTGTGCTGTCTGACCCGAATATGGATGCCCGTGAAGCAACGGCAATTCTCAAGGATATGTCAAGCCGCGCCGCTCATGATAAGATGGTGACAGCGCTAGGAGCGCAGCGGGCTAATGCTCTATTCCGGCAATTGCAGCAAACGCAGGCCGCGCTTGAGCTGAAGGCTAATATCAATCAGAACTCCAAGACCTTTGCTCGGCAGGAAATTCATCGTTCCGTCGAGGAACGAGGCAAGGATAGCGTGACGAACGCCATCTTGAAGGGCGAACCTCTCCAGGTCGGAAAGCGCTCATGGCAAAGGCTTACGGGAGCCGACGCGAACTCTGAGCAGGCGCGCAATGATACGATCTATGAAGACATCGCCACGCTTATGACTGGTCCTCGTGGTCCTGCTGCACAAGCCGCCCTTCAACGATTAACGGCGGCTTATAATGCTGGAACGATGAATCAACAGACGGCGCGCGAGGTTGGTCGGATTCTGACTGGCGGCGCATTGCTTCCAAGCTATCAACTCTCCAAGCAATAAGGGCGAAGAGATAAACGATACTGGCGGCGCAATATAGGGTGATGACGCCGCCATACTGATGCTGGACGGTGATAAACCCGGACTTCAAGACAATGCCGAAGCCGAGGAAGGCGAAGAGCCCAAATAGGATAAAAACGGCAGGGATAGACTTTCGCATCAAGGCCAACGCTTCTTATCGAAAAGCCATAGGTGCTTTTGGTCGACCTCGGCTTTAGGTGCCTTCGCATCCCATTGATAGCACGTTGGGACAAAGATCATCGAATCCACGATGATAACCGGAATGCCTGAAATGCTGTCATGGACGAACAGGTGCATTTCCTTTTGATCGTTAACCCCAGCATCGATCAGGACGCCGAAGTTTTTCGAGACGGTTTTGACGAATGTCTCCGGTCCTTGCTCGGAGGTAACGACATAGTCAGCGCGGCGCTCTTCGAGTTTCAGGGCGTCGTCATGCCAAGCTTTATAGCTGTGACATTCCATCGTCAAAGCGAACGCCTGTGCCGGCAGAAATGCCAGTGCGGCGCATAACCATGCCTTCAATGCTTTCTCCTCCCATCGAGGTAGTTGAATGACATCTGCTAGAACTGTTGCCGAAGTCATTGCTGGCGAAGCGGTGTCGGGTACTCCCGAAGAGCGCTATGCTGACATGAAGGCGATAGCCTCGGTAATCGAAAATCGGGCAGCAATGCTTGGCGTTTCGCCAGAGGATGTAGTGTCCGTGACGTCACAGTTCAACGCCTACGGGCATCCGCTTCCTCCGGGTGCAGCAGCATACGTCGATATGGCGCAACAAGCAATCGATGACGTTGCAGCAAATGGCACAACGACGGATGCCACGTTCTATTCAACACCAGCAACGCAAAACAATCTCCCCGCAGGGCTGCAGCCTGTAGCGCAAACGACTGGCCACATATTCCAGATCGATCCAGCGATGAGGGCTATTCAAACCGCTGTTGGTACGATCCGTCCCGACCCGAATGCCCTTCCATCCATCGCCAGCATGGACCCGCTCCAGAAGGCACTCAATGCTCCGTATGAGGCCAACGGCCTGCTAAATGGGGTCACATCGCTCACAAACGCGCCTGCGCAAGCCGTCACGTCCACCAGCGTTCCGGCATCTGCGCTCGATCCTGCATTTTCTCCGTCTGGTCTTCTTTCCGGCAATTTCCCTGCGTCGAAATTCACCGCCCCGTCTGCCAACATGGGCATTCTGGCAACGCAGGATCAGAACCTTCCCAGCCTTGGGCCTGCGCTGAATTCCTTCGCCCCTGTTGCTGCGGCAACTCCTGTCTCAACCAGATTTCAAAATCAATGGGAGGCAATGGCGTCCGCACCGCCGGTTGGCGATGCCACGGGAATTTCCGTCACGAGTCTACCGACCGGGCAGTCAGACGTAGCGGCCGGTAACTTTGATCCAGCGCGCATGGCCAATTCTAGCGCCCTTGCTCGCGTCATGCAGACGCCATCTGCCTATCTCGACGCACCGGAACCGCATCCGAACGTCAATAACTTCGCAGACATGGCCGCAGCTGGCCCCATGGCTGCGCCAGCGAGCGTTCAGGGCATCCTTGGCGCTATGAGCCAGCCGAACCTTGCCGCCTCTGCAAGCGTCCCTATGTCGGCAAGCCTGTTCTCCCCTGCCGCTCAAACGCCCAGCCTTGACGTCGCCGCATCCGGCGCTCTTGGCGTCAACCCGGCGCTATCCGCTTCCGCAGTCGCTAATCCCATGGCAAGCGTACCGGCGACGGCTGATCTCGGGACAAATCCAGCACTCGCGGCGCAGACTTCAGTCAACCCATCGGTCAAGACGCCAAGCCTGAATAACTTTGCCGATCTGGCGGGCGCTCCTCCTGTTTCAGCGCCGACCGTTGGCGGGATTGACAGCCCTGAAATGCAGGCGATGCGCGAGAATGTCGCCAATCAGCTTGCTGGCATGAAATCTATCACGGCGAGCCCGACGAACAACAGCTTTTCCGCCTTGGCTGAAGCTGGGCCGATGGCATCGCCAGTCACTGCCACGCCTACAGGCATCCTCGGCACGACGCCGGCACTCACGGCCGACACAACGGCAACGCCTGGCCTGCTATCCGGCTATCAGCCGACGCAGACGCCTACGCCGAGCGAGAACGCAATCACTGGCATTCTCGGACAATCGCCATCTCTTCTGTCGTCAACGACAATTGGAAGCCAGGTTCCGTCATTGTCCACGCCGACGCCAACCAGTTCAATGCTGGCGAATTCCGTCACGCCGAACTACCAGCAGTACCAGTCCTTCGTACCCGATGACGTCCAGCCGATCTCAACGCCCGCCACGCCGGCTTATGATCCTGCCGTGGGTTATCAGCAAGCCGCCAACTCGCTCATGGCCGGTGGCATGCTCAATCTTGACGGCTCGAAATTCACGGGCCTCAACGGTGATCTGGCACCCAATCCAGAGCTATCTTCGTCCTCCACTGTCAATGTCGCGCAAGATCCAGCAGTAACGGCGCCTAGCCTCGATACTACTCCTGCCGACACGACGCAGAGCAACGTCACGGTTCAAGGCCCATCTACGACCGCGGCCACGACACAGCAGAGCGCCAAGCTCTCAGGTGCATTCCCTGCGGCCCCGGCCAAGACTGGCATGCTCGGCGGGTTGCTCAACAAAGACACGGTCGTAGGTGGGCTATTAGGCGGGCTGGCATTAGGCCCTGCTGGCGCCGTTATGGGAGGTCTTCTTGGCAATCAAATCCAGCGCAACGGCGGGCTAACCGGGCTGTTGAGCGGAAACGTACCCAACATCAACAATATCGGCGCTGGGCTGCAAAATGTGGCTTCTGTCTATGGCGCTTCAATGCCTGGGCTTCAGGCGGCCACGAATAACGGCGGGACGGTTACTTCTCTTGGCGGCGGATGGACCGCGTACACTAACCCTATGGGCGTAACGACGACTGAGGGGCCGAATGGGTTGCATGCCAGTTACTTCGGCCCCAGTCTAAACGGCGACACTTCCCGTACACCCAGCGGCCCGCCCGGCGGTGGCGGCGGAGTAGGCGGAACAGGTCTGTTCTAGCCGACAATCCAGCAATTCAAATTCTTGCAACTCCCATAAACCGGAGAACGCTCTCCTATGTCCAAAGACACAATCCCTGATTTCTCGGCAACAAGCACGTCAAATACTGACGTGGGCGGCGTTGGCATAACCGACGCTGACAGCGCCAAGAACCTGCGCGATGCTATCCAGCAGTTGATGCGCATCCTCAAGCGCACAAACGACGGCACAACGCCACTTGATGACGTATTCGCTGTTCGGAATGTCACTGACACGACGAAGACTGTCCATATCAGTGCTGCCAATGTTCCGACCGGGACAGATCGCAGCCTAGACGCGGAAGCTCTTTTCCGCAACGGCGCTTGGCTTGAAACGATCTACACCGCAAGCGGGACGCATACATTCCAGGCCAAGTCGCGCTATTTCCAGATTTGGGCAGTCGGCGGCGGCGGAGGCGGTGGTGGCGTTGATGGGCAGGGGGCGGGTACCAAGGCGGCTGCGTCGGGCGGTGGCTCTGGCTTCTATGCGGTCAGTGCCATCCTTGCCAAAGGCGCGATCGAGACTGGCACCGTAACGATCGGTGCCAGCGGCGGCGGTGGGGCCGGTTCCTCTGGGTCGAGCGGCACGAACGGCGGCAACACCACTTGGAGCGACGGAACGAACTCTCTCACCTGGGGCGGCGGCAAGGGCGGTCTTGGGGCAATTGCCGATACGGGGACCGCTGCTCTGGCAGGACCTCCAAACAGGGCCACGGCCTCAGCCACATTGCTCGGCACCTCTTCCCGCTCAACGGTCGGGTCGCTGACAACCGCTCCATCTGCTAGCCCTGACTTCGTTCCTGTCGCAAACGGCGGACTAGGCGGGGATTCACAGTGGGGACAGGGCGGCGCTGGTGGGCAGGGGGCTGGCACAGGCGGCGGCTCTGCTGGAGGCGATGCGTTCGGCTATGGCGCGGGCGGCGGCGGTGCTGCTGTCACGGAAGTGAACACGAATTACGCAGGCGGAGCCGGCACTCCCGGCATTCTCATCGTGAGGGAGTGGTAATATGGCGATTGGCTTTCCGACTACGGTTTATCCGACAAAGGCGTTCGCCACTGCAGGCGTAGATACACTTCACGCCGTGAAGAACGGGGCAGAGGTTCAGCACAATTTGACGCTTCCCAACGTCAGAGACTTCGGCGCCGTAGGCAATGGTGTGGCTGATGACACGGCGGCGTTCACAGCCGCAGCGGCTGCCCATAGCATTGTTTATGTGCCACCCGGAGCATATAAATTCTCTGGCGCGATTAGCGGCTCAACTCACTGGATCATCGCCAAGGGGGTGACGTTCCCTGAACTGCCAACAGTTGGCAACAACGCGATGCAAGACACGTCGCGCCTAGGAGGCCGCGTTTTCTTTTTCTGGGACAAAAGCACCAGAGGTGGGATTTACGCCGGAGACCCAGATTTATGGGTTGAGAACCTTCGCAACCCATCAGCTTCCCTTGCGGAAGTCGCTGGCGTTTCTCCGACAGGATGCGTTGGCGTCCTGGGCGCATCTCGCTCTTCTGACAATCCAACAGTAAACCAAGGGACGATAGGCGGAGAATTCCAGGTCCACAACGACGATGCTACCAATATCAAGCCTGCCTTCGGCACTTACAACGAAATTCGGCAGGCAATTGGGGCAGGGGCAATTCTTGGCACCGAAATTGATACTGTCGTCATGGGAACTGCAGATTCGCTGCAGCCATTTACGACGCGTTCAATCAACTCGAAAGACGCTATCGGCATGGTGTTGGCGTCAGGTGGCGCCGTCGTCGGGGCTCAGCGTTCGTCGGCTGCGATGGCCGTATGGAACAATGGGGCGACTTGGGAACGAGGCATCGTCTTTCTAAATGGATCGTTGGATACAGGCTCCGTTATGGAAGCCATCTCGATGCAGATCGGGATGAAAATTGCGTGGTATACGTCGAACGGACAGCAAAGCTGGATTAAAGGAGACAGTGCACAATTCACGGCCATAAGTGACACTGCAGCGACAGGATTTCAGACTGATATTTATCGCAAGCATGCAAATTACACTGATGCCACAGTTAACACAGACGAAATACTGCGTATAAACGGTTATGGGTACACTGGCTCTGCAAATTACCAAGGCGGCTATATGCAGCTTCTTCAAAGAAGCGCTTTCAGCGGCGGAAATGCGCGCTATTCGTGGGATATATCTGCCAAAAACGCCGCAGGTGCAGACGTTCAGATAACTCTGAACGGCATTGTTGACAGTGCTTTCACCCCTTTTCCAGACAATACAATCGATAACGGGGCCTCTTCTGCCCGATGGAAGAATAACTATGCTGTTCGGTACTACCATGGGGCCGGGTCGGCATTCGATACCTCTGGAACCGGATCTCCAGAAGGGGTGCTTACTGCTCCAGTAGGCTCCACATATCGCCGAACGGATGGTGGTGCAGGGACGACTTTTTACGTTAAGGAGAGTGGCGCTGGCAATACTGGCTGGGTGGGAAAATGAGACTATTTCGCTCCACGTTTGATTGACACAGTTTCATACGCCGGTCGTTGCGACAATATGAACGACTTTGACCACGGCCCTTGTTGCTGATGCTCTGAAACATGCCAATCGGGGTTCTTTACCCGCCATTCCCGGAAGGCTTTCTGCTCGCCAAGGAACGGGTTTCCTCTAAATTGAAACCAGTCGTCAAAGATGACGATGCTGCCGTCCCTGAAATAAGGGGTGCAGAAATCAAGCGCTAGAACGGCGGACTCGTATAGATCGGAGTCGATATGCGCCACGGAGATGCTCTGCAGACCAATCTTGGTGGCAGTTTCAGCGGTTAGAGATTGCTCGTAGAAACCTGGTACTGTAATAACCTGTCCAGGATTAACGCCCCACCCTGTTACATTCTGCTTGAAATCGCTTTCTGAGCAGGCGTATTGCCCCTGACTGAAAACCTTGTAGACGTTATCCGTTGCCGATGTTGGCTCAGGTATGCCTTCGAATGAGTCAAAGGCCACGAAACGCATAGCCATCCATTGGCTTGTTATCTCGTGAAACTTGGAATCTTTTGGGCTTCCTTCCCCCCGGGCCCCAAAAGCGTTTCCGGCTATTTCCTCATGCATCTGCCTTGCGGCATGATACGCCTGAGCGAATGAGAGCCCGCGAAATGCGCCAAACTCTAAATACCAGCCACTCAGGCCAGAAACCATGAATGACTTGTAGAAAATTCCCTGGCGGATTTCGTGCTTAATTCTAGCTTCGTCTTCGGGTGAAACCGGCATATGGCGGAACCTTATTGAGATAATTGATCATCAAATATCCCCCTGTACCGGCAGGATGCACGCAGTCAGGCGGAATGCTGGTTTATTGCCGCGTCCGAACACCTGTCAACCTATAATCGCGGGCTCGCTTCGGCGAGCCTTTTTCATATCCCCACAACTGAACACCGAAAGGAACTCCCATGGCTACAGCTATTGGGCTTGGCATAGGCGTGTCTTTTGCGCCGCCCATGCTCCCTGACATCTGGGCAGGGACGGCCCCTCCTCCCGGATACCGCTGGGATTACGTCTACGACGACGTAACCGGCGCGATTGTTACCGATGATGCGACGGGAACCCCTGTCGTTGGACTTGTAGGGATTTAATCCATGGTCGCTTATTCTCAAGCAGCTCTTACTGCCCCCATCACCAGCCCGGTTGCGGCGCCTGCGATCCGAAAATATTTTGAACGAATTTCGGTGTTCGACGGTATGTCGAAAAGTCTGTCGGATGCCATTGCGGCTTCTACCGTGACAGACTCAGACGCTACGGCGATCACATCTGCGTTGAACAATATCCTTGGAGACGTCGGCACGCTGATCCGGGGTTCTGTCGAATTCCCAGGCGGCCTTTACCTTATCGGGAGCAGCCTGAACATCAACTCCTATTCGAAGTTGAAGGCGATCGGCAAGGCCACGCTTAAGCCAAAGGCCAGTTCGTCTGCCGATCCGCTGCTCTTCAATGTCGCATCGAAAGCCAACGTGGAAATCGACGGCTTTATTTTTGACGGTAACCGCCCAAATCTGACAGGTTTCGCCAATCTGGTAACCCTTTATCAGAGTGAATTTGTCTTTGTGCGGAATAACTACTTCACAAATACGCGAGGTATTGCCGCAATCTTCAGCGGGTGCACTCATAGTGGCGTCGAAAAAAATCAGTTCAAGGACTGCGGCACGCTCAATCGCACGACGCTGAGTTCTAGTGACCGCAAGCAGACCGTTGCGTTTTCGAGCGGCGGCTTCCGCAATTTCGCTGATGACAATATTTTCGACGGTGGCGGCCTTGACCAAATTTCAGTGGGCTCCGAGACGGATATTCGCGTCACCAGGAACAAAATGCGGGACTGCGATGCGGCATGCATCTATGCTGCATCATCCACAGGTGCACTTATTTCTCTCAACAACGTCCAGACGAGCACAACGGGCGGTAACGGGATCGATACATCAGACCTCAAGGATGCGACCATCTCGGACAACCACGCTATGCTCTGCGGGGCTGCAGGTATTCTCGTTGCGGGTGATGCGTGGAACGTTAAGGTGAAGGGCAACGAATGCAAGAACAATTGGAAGGGGGGTACTAGCACTCATCGGGGTGGTATCACACTTTCGCCAACAGCAGGCAAGACCATCAAGAACCTGACCATGAGTGACAATATCTGCATGGACGACCAGGGCGTAGGTGCAGTCACGCAACGATATGCGATCGGTTATATCGTCGCCGGCACGCTGAGCAACATTTCAATCTCGGAAAACAACGATCTGCACGGCTATGACAGCGGCGGCAATCCCGATGATCTTTCAGTGTTCCAGAATGGCGCATCCTTTCCGCCGGTGGCATATCCGAACCTCTTCAATCTGGCGGATCAAGCGATTTACACGATTGGCCCGGACACCATTCGCGGCCTCTTTGAGGCAGTCCAGATCAACAACGATTATTATGGATCGTTCTTCCAGAACTATGCCGGCGTCGCCGTGCTGAAGATCGCCGACCCATCTACAAAATGGCAAACGACTGACACCGGCACAGATCAGGCATTTTACCGGGACAGTGCCGACAGCATAATCAAACTCAAGAACAAAACCGGCGGCACGAAAACCTACATGGTTCGCCGCGCCTACAAGACCGGAAAGGGCGGGTGACATAGATCTGCCTTTGCTTAATCCCACCAACCAAGGAAATCAAACATGGACAGGTCCAAATTCTACGACGCCGTGCGAACCTCGCTGTTCGCTGGCAAGCTTTCGCATGCGCAAGTCGAAGGCATGGATGCAGTCCTGAATGAATGGGAGGCCGAGGGGCTGACCGACCAGCGCTGGCTCGCCTACATGCTGGCTACCGATTATCATGAAACTGGCAAGACGATGCAGCCGATCCGCGAAGCATACGCCGAGAGCGATGAGCAGGCAATCAGCATCCTTGAAAGCTCCTACAAGCGCGGTCGGCTACCGTGGGTGAAAACGCCATACTGGCGGAAGGATGAAGCTGGTCATTCGTGGTTCGGCCGCGGTCTGGTGCAACTGACGCACCGCGCAAACTACGAGAAGTTCGGGCTCGCCGATCATCCTGAGAAAGCGCTTGAAATGCCGACAGCGGTAAAAGTGATGTTCGTTGGAATGCGTAACGGCATGTTCTCCGGCAAGAAGCTCAGCGACTATTTCCATGGCGACACAGCCGATTGGGTGAACGCGCGGCGGATCATCAATGGCGTTGATCGCGCAAACGATATTGCTGGCTACGGGAAAAAGTTCTTGGCTGCGATCGAGGCTGCATCCTGACCATGCGCCACCTCATCCGCTACATCACAGCCAGCACCCTAAAGCGAGAATACGCGGCCTTTCTGACGGTCTGGCTGCTCGGCATGGCAACCTCGCTTCTCTACCGGGATGTCGTGAGCGAGATGCAATACCGCATCCTCGAACTCTTCGCCTATCCGATCCTGGTCGGCGCCTTCGGTGTGTTTGGGCTCGATTGGATTTCAAAGCAGACGACGATCGCTGGCCCGCCAGCCAACACCGAAACCACCGTCAAAGCGGAAGTCACCGATAATGTCGCAACGCTGACGACAACAAGCGAGCAAACACCATGAGCAAAATCATCATCTACGTCGTCGCGATCATCGTCATTCTTGGTACTGTGGGCGCCTGGTACGCCAAGCAACTGCACGATGCGGAACTGCGCGGCGTCGATAAGCAGGTCGCCGCCGAGATCGCCAAGTCCAACCAGAACATTGCTGAACGGAGAGTTACCGATGCGCATTTCGACAAGTATGATGCTGCCGCTGTTTGCCATGATTTTGGTCTGCAGTGGGTGTTCGCAGACGGTAAGAGCCACTGCGAATGACGGTTCTGGCTTTTCGCTGCTGACGCCCGCGCCAGCGACGAAAGCCTACATCGTCAACAATGATCTGCCCTTTGCAAAGCAGGTTCTCGCGCACAATGCGACCTGCATAAAAATGGCGGGCTGCAGGAAATAACTTGCATTGCATTGAAAGGCGCCGAGAAGAATGGCCGACGATACCGGCAGGGAGTTGGTAAACGCTGCTGAACTCATGCGAGAGCTTCAAGGGCTCGTCTACAAGCAGGAACGCACCGATGATCGCATTGCCGAGATTGTCAAGGAAGCCGTTGCGATAGAGGCCAGAGTGAGAGCGCTCGAAAGTTACGCCCAAAGCAGGGCCATTATCGAAGCCAGAGAAGACGAGCGTGATAAAGCCCTGCACGACCGTCTTACCCGCATGGAAGAATATGCCAAGGAAACCCGCACGGATATCAAGGGCGAACTCAACGCCATCAAAAGCATAGCGCCGCGGTCTCTATGGCTGATTGCCACTGCGGTCGTATCGGCGACGATATCAGGCATCACGGCCTATCTTCTCAAGAAATGAATCGCATTGCAACGCCTCTGAAACGCAACTAGCCTAACCCTGCAACATGGAAGCGGGGAGGCTCAGCCATGAAGGAAGATTACTATATGACGCCACAGGAAATAACGGACGGCGTATCTGCCGCCCATAAGCGGCTTGACGAAGCTCTACAGGAGGCGAGGGAAGCTGCGCTTGACCTGGAGAGGCTAACAGAAGAAGGCGTGCGTACGGGAATGGTCGGCCATCTCAAGGGCAAGAAAGCAATCCACATGGCGAGAGCGCTGACTGGCGCCATTGCTGCGGCCGGCGAGAAATCTGCCGATGTCCATATCTTCGATTTCAACATCGCGAAGGACAAGGGCACACAGACGCAACCACTTTCCACGGTTGGAGGGGTAACGGTCATGGGAGGGACTCGCTGATATGAATGTTTTCCAGATTGCACTTCTGATTGGGGCTGTCATCACGGCCCTGATTTCTTATAATCTGCCGCACGCTCTGCTGTGGATATGCCTTGCAGGGGCCAACGTCGTCGTCTGCGATATCTTCTATTCCTATGATCTACCATACCCTGCGGCGTTCACGCTTGCCGCCGATGCTCTCCTTTGCCTGCTTATCCACTGGCTTGCCACGGAGAAATGGGAGATCGGAATTTACATCATCTACTGCATTTCTGTGCTCGTTAGCGTACTGAAGTTGTGGGGCGCATTGCCATCCGACTACATATACCGTACGTTGTTGGAGTGCATTAATTGGGCGGCTCTATTCCTTATTACGGGAACTGCCATCCTTGGCAAGGTCGGCGCCAGTGGATCATTTTTTTCTTATAATTGGCGCGGCTATGTTTGGGGGGCTTATCATTATCTGCGTAGACCTCGCAAGACGGCTCATTGGTCGAAAGTTCGTTAGCCGCGATGATCACAGAGGTGACGATCGCTAAGCTGCTCGGCGGCTTTGCGGGGGCGACCATGGCCCTTGTGTTCCTGCCGCCTAAGACGCTCGCTGGCTTCTTCCGAAGGTCTGTCGCATCACTCATAGCTGGCCCGGTCTTTGCTCCTATCACGCACGCTCAGATGGGCTGGCCTGATACCTGGGAAAACCATCTAGCCGCGGCAGCACTCACAGCCTTTGTCTCATGGTGGGTGCTTGGTGTTGTCGTCAGTGCCGCGAAGAAGTTCATTGAGAGTAAGGCGGCGGGGGAGACGGATTAACCTCTCTTCGTTCAAACAGCGCCACGATCTCCCGCTTCAATCTCTCTACATCTGCAATCAGGTCTTTATCTACATGCTCTCCAGATGATAGACGGGCGCCGGAAAGCTCTGCTAGGAGGCGGTTGAGGGTAGCTAGGTCTGTTTCGTTGGCCATGGCTTCCGATACGGGTTTAAGGATGTTCCTGCCGGGTAGTACGTGAACACATTCTCAAAGTGCTGACGCGCCAATTCTCTGGGATCTTCACGATACCATGGCGGCACATACGAGCATATCGCAAATGTAGTTTCGCTTTTGAAATCTGCGGCGTGCCTTGAGAGAAATTCTCCGATCGTCATGACGTAATGTGTGGTATTTGGCGCGGCGAAGCGCTCCTTATCCTTCCCGACATCCACGCCGACATAGGCAGCATGATCCTTGAATATGAAGGCTTGCGGGGAAAAAGCGCATCCCAAATCGACAATTGTCCAATGTGTGGGGATTATGCGCGCTAGCGCAAAATAGACATCGGTGAACCCTAGAAATTCACGATCAATATCGCACATATCTTGGCTAAAGACTCGTTTTATTTGATCCTCTGGGAGCAAATGAAACGCTGGGTCGATTGTCCGTTCAACGGCTGCAGGTCCGTTCATTCCTCGTTCTCCGTCTTCCTCTCCCGCCACCAATGCCACAGCCACGCAATCGCCAGGATAGGCGAGGTCCAGATCATATTCGAGTAGCGGTGCTGGTTCACTGGGCTTCCAGCTTTCTCGCTTTTATGGCCTGCAAAACACGTCTAGCTATGTATTCCTTCGCTTCGATAAGGTTTGCCGAGCACCCATATTGGCACGTCAGCATATCAGTTCTGTGGTTCCCGTTCTTGTCTATTCCAACCCCGCAAGGCGAATAATAAGCTTCACCACAGTTGCAAATCGGACGGCCGTCTGCATGAATTTCAATAAGCTGTTCCCATGCGCTCTTTTTCATCTTATTGTCCGTTCCATAACTCTGTTTCCTTCTCTGCTGGGGAGAGGATAGCGGAAGCCAGCGAGAGCAACAATTCTCCCGTTGGCGAATGCGGGTTTTCAATTATGAGAATGTCGCCAGTCCGTTTCAGCAGGTCTGCGTTCTTCTGCCGTTCGGCAAGGATGGCATTGGCGATCTCGCGCTCTATAAAACCATCGCTGGTCAAACATTCGAAAGTAGGCAGCTTTAGCGCTTTGATCTTGCGCAGACATTCAGTCGCGGAAGCTTGCACGTCATATGGGATTTCACTCATCGCTCACCTCCATAACCTCTATACCGGCGCGCTTGGCGCGGCGCACGCAATCCGCCGTGCCTCCTCCACCTGGAGCGGCAACAACTATATCTGCGCCTGCGTCAATCATCTGCTGGTTCCTCATGGGACCAGCGGATCTTCCTAAAGCATCCCAGTCCGCAGGGTAGACCACGACACGCCATCCCTTTTCTGTCCCTATCTGGTGCGCGAGAGCATCAGCGCCACGAGCGCCACCGTGGATAATCGTCACATCGTCATGGCCGAATGTTGCAGAGCGCAAGGCCGCCGAAAGCGCATCCTTATTGCTATAGTCTCGTCCGCCTGTCACAAGCACTCGCATCTTACGCCTCCAACTCTCACCGCTGCTGATGCTATACGTTCCATGTTAGGGCTCCAAAATGTTTTGCAAATCTCGTTTTGTTCCATGCATTTCTATCGTCTCACACCGCATTTGGTGCAAAACAAAACTAGCACAAAAATGATTGCAAAACAAAAGGATACGTGGAATGCGCAGGTGATTTTAAGTCCCTTGCGTCTACCAATTCCGCCACGTCCGCTTTCCTTTTATCTCAATCAGTTAGTTCGATTCTGCGCAAGTGTGTTTTGCAATCCATCCCTTGTGTTTTGCAAAACCCGTTCTAGTCCCGTTCCTTCTTTGGCTTCATTTTCCCAGAAAATGCCCGGATCACACGCGTCTCGTTTTCGACATGCCGGGTGTAGTGCGCGCCCATCCGCTCGGATTTGTCCCCCAGTGCCGATGCCACGTCGCCAGTTTCGGCACCGCTGCGCTTTAGGTCGGCGGCATAGGTCACGCGTAGCCCGTGCAGAGTCGTCATCCCCCCGATGAGCCCCTTTCGCTCCAGATCGCGCAGGAAGTGGCTTATTTCCGTTTGCATCTGCACTTCGTCTTTCCATGGCTTGCCGTCTGCCTTGGTTGCAATCCTAGTGGACGTCTTGTCCAGCGTGTCGAAATGGGTCTGTATCTCGGGGACCGCAGGGACGAAGGCGAGTTCGTCGTTCTTTCGAACTTGGACGCGGAAGCATTTCGTAAATTGAGGATGATCCTGGTAGTTCCTCCATGTCAGGCTGTGGATGGTCTGCCCGCGAAAACCGGCATGGCGCGCAATCAGGAGGACGGTTTTCAGATGCTTAGGCGCCGCCGACAATACTGCTTCGAATTCGGCCGGCGTCCACTCGCGATTTGCGCTTTTCGCTGATGAATGCATTTTGCTGACGCCAAGCGCCGGGTTTTTGGTCATTTTCCTATTCTTCACTGCGATAGTGAACATTGCCGATAAAGCGGATACTACCTTGTCCGCAAACCGTGCCGTGCGCGCCTTCGCGATGTCGTTTTGAATTTGGTAGATGTCGCCCTGTTCCAAATCCTTGAGCGGAAAATCAAACTCGCTCTTCAGGTGGTCGAACGCCTTTCGATAGTCTTTCTTGGTGGCTTCGCTGAGTTTGGAGAAAGCGGCGCTGTCGGATAAATACCAGCCAACGACCGCGCCAAGGGTTCCCTCCGGCCATACTGTCTTGCCGAGGCTTGTTTTGTGCCGAGTGTAGATCGAAAGAAATTCCAAGGACTCCATGTGCTTCTCAAGCTCTTCCTTCGAGCCTTTGAAGCCTTTTATGAGCGCGTGGCCGGTAGAGCGGTAATAAACATACCACTTCCCGCGCGGACAGACGACGTTAAGCCCTTCCAACTTCACCGCGATCACCATATAGCCTCTCCCCGAACCGGCGCTTCGGCGCTTCGGCATTCTTGCCGTTCGGGTCCATGGATGCCAGCCACTCGTCAAGGCGCTGGCGCAAATATCTTTCTCCCCTTGTGGATTCCGTGAATTTCAATGGCCTGACCGGGCAAACCTTCTTGAAAGTTTCCGGGCATAGGCCAACATACGCCGCCGCGGATTTAAGGTCCATCGCCGCAGGCCAATATGGCATGACAGGCGCTGTCATCCCTCCACCTCGCGCAAGGAAAGCATACGGCGCGGGCTCGTGCGGATATTTAGGGTGGCTATGGTCATCCGCTCCTCTCCGCATCTTCCAGAACATGTTCTACTAGTTCCTCGAAACTGCTGATATCTGGATACCAACTGCTCCAATAAATTATTTCCGCTTGGCAATTAAGGCACTGGACTTCGACAAACGAAAGTGGAGTTCCAGATTCAGTCTGAGCGTTATTCCAAGCGACATCGGCTCGATCAATTACCCTCCCGCATTCGCATGGGGATATTCCTTTTTCTTCAAGGAACTGAGCAAAGATATCGTCTGCTTCTCGTTCGGTAATAGTCATCCGCAACCTCCCCCGCTCCGCTCCAGCACTTCCCGCCCCGTATCGTTGATATAGACGCTGTTGCCGATAACATCGAAGCAGTTGTCGTCTCGCAGTCGCCTCCACCAGTTCCGCGGCGTTGTCGGCTTGTTCGACGGGCGCTCGGTGAGGAGTTCGAGATAGTCTCGTTGGGGCATGGATAGGTTCATTTCTCGCCCTCCAGCGCCATCACCGCACCCCGCAGCGCAGGATATCGAATCATGATGTCCGCAAACGTCAAATCCTCGCGTTTGAAGACATGCCAGAGCGCCCATTTGATCCTGTGCCAGATGCTTTCGTTTCGGGTGGAAACGAACGAGACGTAAATGCACTCGGGCTCGTCTTCATCTGGCTCGAACGTGAGGAAGTGATAGGCCGTGTGGCAATCGCATTCTAGGTAGATGGCTTTTGGTTTTGTCACGGCGCGTCTCCTCCCTGAGATTGGAGAGCGAGACGGCCGGCGTCAGAAATCCTGCATCTTCCCTTTTCCCAGATGATGGCTCCCTTCTCACGTAAGCCTTCCCATGGTTCCGAGTTGGCAATCATCTCCTTGCGTCTGTCAGCAGGCTCAGTGGTTATCGTTGCGAGCACCGCCAGTTCGGACGGTGAGAACGCGGGGGAAGAATTGAGCGCTTCCACCGCGGCCTCAAGGCTAGGCTGATCCCGGCCATCTACGCGCCATGTGCTGATTACCGAGCGATCCGTCCGGGAATACCGATCGTACCGCGAGAGGCGAGGGTGCTGAGTGCAGCGGAGCAGATAGGCGAAGAATTCCTTGCCGCCGTTGTAGTGGGCGTCCTCGCGCATGCCACAGTATTTCAAGTCTTCAATAGTGATCTTCATTTCCTGTCACCTCCCTGCAGAGCGAGCTTCGTCTTCGGGATGTCAATCCACGCTATTGGCGCGTCATGCCGCATGGGCGCATCGTCTGTCAGCCAGCAGAATTCAGGGTTAGCCGGGTCGTACTCTCCGCAGACATAGCATTCCGTTGGCTCGGTATCGCCATCGTAGATGTACGATACGTCAAGCAGGATGCGGCGGTCCTTTGGTGCGGTGGACATGGGTTGCCATTCGCTCATGACGCCACCCTTTCCGCAGCCATCTTTTCAGCGGCGTCCTTAGCGGCCTGTAGCGTTTTGAACGGCCCGACATCGTTTTTTTTCTCGTCTGGCAACCACGCTGGCAGAAACCACCATCCTCCGGGCCGATAAGATTGAGCGTTGCGGATTGAGCCTATAGCCTCAGCCTCAAGCCATCCAAAATCTCGCTTTTCCCATTCGCTCACGGCTTATCTCCTCCCGTTTTCTCGGCAAGGGCTCGGATTGCCGCTGCGAGATGATCGTAGATTGCATAATCCGATTTCGCGGGAGTTCTGTCGGTTAGGCGCGCCGCTTCCTCCAGCGCTTCCTTCCGTGCCGCTGCAACAGCTTCGTCAAGCTCTTCAGGTGTCCACATGTATTCGCCGACGATGGCCTTTTCAGTCAGCCGTTCTATTTCTGCTTCTGCTGCGGCGAGAGCAGAGCGGAGACGGTCGATCTCGTCTGCTGCCTGTTCCCGCTCTTCGTCAATATTCGATAGGATGGATTCGAAGATGTCGCGCGGGTATGAGCCGGTCCTGCCGTCAAGCAGATACTCGCGTAGCGCGTCCCAACTGCGCATGATCTCTTCGCGGTCGGTGTAGGGCTTGCGGAGAAGTTCCACGATGTTGGTCATTGCTCGCCCTCCGCTCTCTCTATCGGCACATACCACTGAAACCCGACGATATCCCGCTCGCCATCCATGCGCAGCAATGGCCGCACTGTCATTTCCTGCCCGGTGATTGTCGGCACATCCTCCAGGATCATCTCGGCTACGCCAGCGAGTTCGTTGACGTGGATGCTTGGCTTGAAGGCCGGGAAGTCATCGCCCTCCGCTTTTGGCGTCGGCGCGGCGGCGATCACAAACCGCATCGCCTCCTCTGCCGTCTGCTTTTCAGCTACACCTAGCGCGAGATCGACGCCAAATGGATCGTCAACATCAAGCTTCGCGGCAAAAGCACGGAGAGCCCCATCTAGCAGCAGTCCTGTCCTTTTCCATTCGAGGACATCCCGGCAGCGATCCGCCAATCCTTCCGGCACATCCGTCGCCTGTGCGACTGGAGAGGCGAAGCTGGCAATGATGCGAGCCGCTATTTCTCTGAATTGATCGGCGGACGATCGCGGTATGATTTTAAGATACCCATCGCCCCGCTTGCCATCATCGCGGGGATGATCCGGCCATGAATGGTCATGGAAATCGTATTCGGGCCATTCGACTTCGCTATGAATCCATCGGGCCAAGTCCTCGATGCGATCCTCCAGTGGCTTCACCGCCACTGCTGGCGCTGCGGCAAGGGCTGCCTCCGCTGAGGAGTGGGCGGCTCTCCGGTTCCAGTCATCTTTGGCGCTACCGCCATGTGAAGCAAGATTGAGTGCGCTTCTACCGCCACAATTCGTGCATCGGATAAAGTGCCTAGTTGATGCGTCAGGGAAAACCTCCTCGGCTTGTCCGCCGCAGAACGGGCAGGGCTTGAGCATCTCATCCGTGATTTGCATCTTCACCTCCTGTGTGGGCTTCGATAAAGCGGCGGGCGGCGCGGAGGTGGCCGATGCGTAGTCTGGACGGGACAGCATAGCAGTTATGGCCATCATCGCCCTCTGGCGGGTCATAGCCAGCAGCCTCGTCGGCAAACGGTCTCAGAAGCTCTACCGCTTCCTTGAGCGCGGCTTCGGCAGCGGAGAGTTTGGCGCGTAGATCGGAGATCTCCGGGCCGATTTGCTCAACCGCTTTCTCGACGTTGACTTGTCGAAAACGTGTTGCGATGTCGGCGATTTCGCAGGCGTGACGCGCTTCACTTTCGGCAAAAGCATCCGCCGCTTCCGAGCACAGTATCCCAAGGGGCGATACTGGAGAGCATGCGGTGCGGAGACGCTTTACGAGATCATCGGTCATGACTTCTCCTCACCCAACCATTTGCGCGCAATCCGTGCTGGGCGCTGCGGATCAAGCATGTTGTCGACAGGGTCGGTGTCCGCGATCTCGCGCATGGCTATCTGTGCCTCCGTTACCCACTCCTCAAGATCGTTTAATTTGGTTTCGGCGGCTTTCAGAGCATCGACGCGGAGGATGGCGGATAGCCCGCTGTCGCCAACGATGGCTTTCTGGAGCGAAATGAAGTCGGCGCAAACTTCGGACCATCGCCGATTGGCTTCGTCTCGTTCCTTTTCGGCGGCTTCGGCTCGTGCCTTCAACTCCGCCCACACGGCCTGATGCTCGTCAGATGACCAAGCCATGCGGGCTTCCTCTTTTGAGGCGTCTTGTTCCCGCTCCGCCTTCTCCAGCGCGTCCAGCACTGCGGCGATGTTGGATGGCTGGACGGCGATGATGTAATCGAGGACGCCATGAGCCGCCGCAATGTCAGGATGCCCGTCAGGCGCTATGTATGGCCGCAGGACATTGCCATCCGGGCCGCGATGATGCTGCGTCCCGATCCTGCGCCATGAGCATCCGTCCTGCAGAACCCAAGGTTCGTCCGGCACGTTAAGGCGGGCGAGGCGGTTGCGGATATCGGCGATGATGTCGGTGATGGATGTCATGGCTGCGGTTCCTTGGCTGCCTCAAGATCAGCGTCACTCGGCTGATAGCCACAAGACCGATATGCCTTGTTCCATGCCCTCTTATAGAGCCACGGCTTTTCACGCCGCTTCGCTTCGTCATAGGCGGCGTCAGCCTCTTTATGGGCCTGAGCGCGCGGGTTGTTGTTGGCGAACGCCGAGAACCAAATCTGCGTTTCGGCCTTCTTGACGAAATCGTCGTCGGAAAGAGAAGGCCAGTCGATTGGCTGGTGTTTCATGGCTTCACCTCGATTGCCTCGGTCCAATTCCCATATCCTTCTTTTGGCTCAATCTTGCCGGGAGTGACTGTCGTCTCGTGCTTCTGCGGCAGAATCCCTCGGCCAGAGAAAAAAACTCCGCTGCATTCGACGCCTGCCGCTCTCACGGCATCGAGCAGACCGCCATGGGGGTCGTAGTCATTTTCAAGATAGCAATGACCTGTTTCGGTCAGGCTTTTGTTGATATGCAGTTCAAGGCATTCCTTGAACTTATCCTTGTCGCCCTTCATTAGGCGATCAGCCCACCATTGGGCGGCAATTTCGGCGGTTTTATCAATAAGCTTTCTCATGTCCGTTCCTCGGCTGGCTTGAACAGGGATTTGGGTGGCGGCACAGGGATCTTGTCCGCCTTGGGCGACTTCGGAAAACCAGCGCTGTGAATGGGCGCCTTCTTGCGCTCGATGCCGTTGAACTTGTCCTGCATCCGAACGGTCTTTGCGGCCACGGGCGTGTCATGTTTTGCTGATTTCCAGCGGTGGCATTTGATGCAGACGGCGGCGCAATTCTCTAAGCTGTTGTCGTGGCTATTGGCTTCGAGCACGATGTGATCGTATTCGACGCCAGTTCCGAGCGGCGCGTTGCAGCGCTTGCCTGAGGGTAAATCGTACATCCCTCCAACGGCTTCGCAGAGCATGCCAGAGCGCTTTAGCGCCTCACGTTTGGTTGCTTTGGAGAACTCTCGGCGCGCCATCAGGTCAAATCCTCAATTTTGCGCTTCCCGCATTTCTCGCATAGGTACTCAATACGGTCGCCGACTTGCACGGTCTGCTTCATGTATTTGTTGTATCGACCGATTTGTTTTCGATCGACCTCCTTCCACTTGTGCGCATGGCCCAAAATCAGCATTTGCAAAAGCCAGATCATCACTTCCCTCCTGCCAACTCTGCAAGCTTTCCAGCGTAGAATAGCACCCATTGACCGGGGGTCTTGGGCCTGCGGGCTTCCTCGATCTCACGGCGTAGCTGAGCGGTTTTCTCGTCTCGCTTATGTAGATAGGCGAGGGTAGCGGAGCGTGCCTTGGGATATCGATGGAGGTGGTTGTTAGCGCTGGTCATGCTGCCTGACCTTCGCGTGGGAAAAGCTCGAAAAGCAGATCCTCGACATCTGATGTCGAAGAACCATAACCAGCGTCTTCAAGACCCGCGCCGACGCCGTATCCAGAAAACCCCGTCCAGACCGACCCGTCAGGCTGCGTGAGGCGGGCGAATAAAAAATAGTTATCTGTCTCGCGCCAGAAGATTTCCACGCGATGTCCTTCGATCTCAAACTCTGTCGGCGCTTCATCGTTGGTGAAAGCGTCGGGGATTTGGAGATACTTTTCGCCTTGGTATTCGCCATACTTCTCGACAGGCAAATCGCCGAGAAGGTCGATAAGTTCAAGCCTTTCAGGCCCGTTGAACACGGCAACATGAGATTGTTTGTACATGCCGATGAAGACTGGCCCGTCACCAAGGAGGGCGTGATAGCTTTTGCCATTTCGGCCTTCTGGGAGCAAAAATCCTGGCCACATTCCAGGCGTGGCTTTTATGCCATCATTGCTGAAAACAGCATCGCTTCGCTCTTCAATTCTGACACCGTTTCGATATGCATATCCGCCGTAGTCACTGTATGCCATCGTCTTCATCTCCGTTCAAAATGTAACCAGCGACCGAAGGTCTAGCTGGAGGGGGGAGGACTGCCTCCGGCCGCTGGTTATGCCCGCATCATCGTGGGGAGATGATGCCAGTAGGGGTTAGGCTGCGCGTTTTCGTTCGACTCCGATAAGATCGGAACACCAGTCCAAGACATCCTGCTTCGAGCGCTGGAATGTATCCTTGTCCATCGAACGATGATCCTGGCTCTTCGGGGAGTGGACAGTGACAACGACGCCATCGACTGTGACTACCTCAAACTCGACGTGGGATTTGATAGCCGCCTGCAACCGCAACGCCTCTGCCTTCGAGGCACACACATGCTGGACGGTGTTTCGGTATCCAGTGCGCACCAGGGCATACTTGCGAAGATGCTCAGAGGTCGGAAACTGCTCGTGCATCTGCTCCGTCAGCGAAAGCCAAATATCGTGAAGCGCCGCGAAATATTGGCGATGCGAGTTCGCTGATCGCTGCTCGACAACCTCGATTGAGTAGACTTCTCCGACAACGAATTGCTTATCGGCTCTGCCGGCCCAGACTTGATTGAGGGGGGTTAGGCTTTCGCCATCCCAGCGCATGGGGAGAGGATTTGACATTGGGTCAGCTCCAGTGCGAAAACATAATCAGGGAGAAATCTGCATCGACAAGATCAGGACGGCCAAACGACTCTTTGATCTTGGCCATAAGCTCTGCTTTGTCGGTGCCGATATTGTCAGGATTGATCATGACGGGGTCGGTTCCGTCATAGCCATCGGTAGACGCAAGTATTTTCCCAGCGTAGCAGTATTGGCCGCTCATGCCGTCATATACGACATCAAACTCTCGGCCCTCCTCGCCGCTCATTTCCTTTTCGTGCTTGTCCCAAGAGAAGGATCGCGCGCCGACATTTGCAGCCCACATCAGGTAGTCTGTCCTATCTGTACTCATTGGCGTTCTCCTAACCTGCCGCAAGCGGATGGCTCATCGCCACCTTGCCTTCGATCATCTTCTTGATTTCGAGCGCGTCGCCTGGGTGCTTTGCCCAGAACAGCCGTAGCGGATCGCGGTTTGCGTCTGCCCACTTGCGAACAGCTTCAGGCTTTTCTGATTTGATGAATTCCGCGGCGCGATCGGCAAACTCGCCGACTGGCACGTTTTCGAGCGAATAGTTGTCGCCCCATGTGACGGTGATGGTGTTGTTGCCGCCGACAAGACGCAGGCGGTTTTCTTCCTTCTCGTGCTCGACGATCTCGGACGCAGATAGATCAAGCACCTTGGCCCGATCCATTTCCGCTTCATCGTAGAAACCGGAGAACTGTTCAGGCCAGCCGGCCCGTAGCGCCTGCATCTCAGCGCATTTGGCAATCATGAGCCGCGGCATGCGAGCCCAGTTGCCTGAACTGTCGAGAACGTGCTTGCCAGTCGGCTTGCGCTTGCCGCTGTCCTTGTCCATCGCCCATTCTTCCTTGACGGGCGCGAACTCATCCCAGAACGCTTGGCCGGCGACTTCGTACCACTCGCCTGACTTTTGATCCTGCTTCCAAAGGTAAACCGTGGCGGATACGATGCCCTGTGGGTTGATTGACGATGCCAACGCCTTGTCAATCTCGTAGGCAGGCGTCTTGCTGGCGGGGCGATAGTCGCCGCAGCGCTGCGCAATGACACGCTGCCCATCGCGGCTGATAATGATCGTCATCTTCCGCTTTTCGGGGTTGTCCTTGGAAAACACCATGGGGATGATCTGACCAAGGAACGGATCGAGCCCCTTGGCACGTGCCACCTCCATGAAAAGATTGAATTCATCGCCGTTGCAGTCCTTGGCTACGGTCTGCTGAACAAGTGCGATCTGGCGCGGCGACATGTCGAATTTTGTCAAAGCGTTCATGGTTATTTCCTCCTAACTGTCAGGCTGAAAGAGCCGTTGTCGAGTTGCGCTCCTGGGATGTCTTGGTTTGCCGCCAGCGCTTCGGCCAGCGCCTTCTTGTCGAGCTTCGGGGCTGGACGCTCCGGCTCAACCCAAAACCGGGCCGGGATGTCGGCGTCGTTCACAATGACGAGTCCTGGCTTGCGGCGGGATAGTGTTAGCGTGGCCGTGGTGAGCCGCAGGGAGAGTTGCTCGGTGGAGAGCATGGCCTGCTCGATAACCGCTCGGATGCGCTCAGCGCGTCCCTCGATCAACTTTCTACGCGTTTCAAATGCCTCTTCCTTTGCCTTGAGGCCGGCAATCAGAACCTCGCACTCGTCAATCTCCGAGACGGCCTTTTCAAGCGCTTCTAGGAAGCCGGTTTGTCCCTCGATGCTATCGGCGATAAGTTCCTGGTCGTCACCAGCGCCCATGTCTCGCAGTTGGGAAAGGAGCGCTTTGGCGGCTTCGGCCTGAACAATTACCGAGCGTTCAGCGTCGTCGCGCGACTTGCGCTTGGCATTGGCACCAGCGACCACGCGAGCTGCTACTTCGCCGATGGATTGTTCATTTCCTTGGATGTCGAGAAGATCGGCCATTACTCGCCCCTTTCCGCAACGGCGACAGCGTGCCAGTTCTGCGCCCCTCGGTCGGCAATCATGGCGCCGAGGATGGCGAGGGTTCCGATCAGGCATCCGATCTGTACGGCTTCGATGATGGCGTACCGGCGGTCCGCGAGGAGTTGGAGAAAGGCAGGAAGGTCACGCATTGGCGCTGCCCTCCGACTTAGCCAACATGTCCAGATGGCACTTGTTGCAGATCGGCTCGCAGATCATCCGCTTGACGCCGCGCTTTGTGGTGGCTTCGTACCGAAGCTCTTCGCCGCTCAGTTCTTGGGGATAGCGCCATAGTAAGCACTTGCCGCACTGGACTTGCCGAAGCCCGGCCTTGTGCTGCGTCTCTGCCCATTCGTGCCATTGGAGGTATCCTTCAGGCGCTTGGCTGCCGACTTCATATGCCGGCATCACTAGAATGTGGCAGTGGTCCAGGAAATCCTGCTCAGCCATTGGAGCCTCCCTGTAGGGCGGCGCGGGCTGCTTTCACGGCCCGCATGCCTTTGTCGTATCCGGCACTCCGGCAGGAACGAACCTGACTGGTGTGGAACGCATCTGACCAGCCTTGAGCCTGATCGTCCAAATCCCATTCGTGGCTGGTGCATGTAACGCCAGGCTTGCGCGGGACGCTTTTGAGCGCCTCCCGCAGTTTCGCATTCTCCTCCTCCAATTCGATGATGCGAGCAGTTAGTCCGGCGACCGAACTCTGATACTGTTCGATAACCGCGCTGTAGTATTTGTCAGCAGCGCTCGGGATGAACGGCGGGATATAGGCTGGAACTCCTGCACCGATTTCGCCATCGCCTTCAAGCGCGGCTTTCTCGGCTATCCATTCCTTGGTGATGTTGAGATCAGGCGCGCTCATTGGCTGGCTCCTCGTCTTCGGGATATCGTGTCAACCACGGCTGCTCAGGGCCAATGTCCCCGCCAGAGAGCGCCGTCTCTGCGACGGCCTTCACCGCGTTGTATTGCTCGGTAGATGTCCTGGCGTTAGCGCGAACCGGCGTCATCTTGGCCAGTCGATCCAACGCTTCGCGGAATATCTCCACTTCGTTGATCGCCTTCACTAGTTCCGCCGCCACTTCCTCATTTCGGCAAAAGGCGATAGGCGTGACGACATGTCCGGTGGCTGGGCCTAGTTTCATAATCTGGTGCTTGTCGGCGAAGATTTGGTTCTTGTTCATCTCAAGCCTCCTCGCGCTGAGCGCAGAACTTGTTGACGCGACCGATCTGCCCGAGCGCTGCATCTGGCTTGGCGAGCGGATACCCGATCGCTTCAAGTTCCGCGGCAACGGTGCGCAGGTGCTCGGCAGCGTCCGTCAGGCGCATGTCTCGGGTGACGGAGTGTTCGGCATAGCCGGCCAAGAGAAGCGCGTCTGTGGCCTCCCTGGCGGCAGCAAATGCACGGAAGATTGCCTTGTCATCGGCGCGGTCGGGTGTGGGATTTGTGAGCATGGCTGGCCTCACTCGCTGCAGGCATGGCGCTGCGGACAGGAAGTCTTGCCAGCGCATTGCTTTGGGCTATGACAGAAAGCGGGGCACTTGCCGTTCACTGGATGATCGAACTGCCAGAGTACTGGTTTCGCCGGGTATGGCAGGCACTTCATGGTGAAGTCCTTCCATCGGCCACCGCCAACGGTCTTGCCGCTGATTTTCTCGGCAATCTTCTTGGCGTCATACTCGTTTTCGCCCTGGCAATAGCCTTCCGAGCCGTCGGTGAAGGTGACCCAATATCCGTTCATAATTCCCTCCAGCCGCTTAGCGGCGATCTTGCGCACTGCAGGCGCGGTTGATGCGTGTTAGGCGAAATCCTGATCTGCCCACGGGTCGTAGGAGAGATTGGCCCTGACGATGCGAACGAGTTCGTTTCGGACATCGCGGATGACG